ATAATTATAAAAATAATAAAGAATTAATATTATCAATTTGTAAAAAAGATGAAACATTAATTAAATATGCATCAAATGAATTAAAATCTGATATAGATTTCATAGATAAAATGATAGATATATATCCTGCATCTATCTATTATGCAAAAAAAGAATTAAAAGATAATTTTGAATTAGCTTTAAAAGCCGTTAATAAAGATGGTGATGTTATTGAATATTTATCAGAACGTTTAAGAAATAATAATGAAATAATTATTATTGCTAAAAAAAATAACTTCAATTATTTTAATCTAAATCATTAATATCTGATTTATCCCCTTCAGGTGGTGAAGTTGCAAATGGAGGTGGTCCCATTCCTGATGTCATACCTTCAGGCATTACTCCACCCGGTCCCATTGGTGGAACTGCTCCATAAAGTTTAGTAATTAGAGGTTTAATTTTATCTTCATATTCTTTTTGTTTATTCTTATAATCTTCAATTGTAAGTTTTGGATTTTCTTCGAACCATTTAAGACCTTCTTCAACAATTGGATCAATTTCAGCCTTGATTTCATCAAAACTTTCAGGTGCTCCTTCTGCTTTTGTTGCAAGACTATTTTTTGTATTATAAAGATAATTCTCAAGTTCATTTTTAGCTTCGATAAGTTGTCTATTTTGTTCATCTTCATCTTTATATTTCTCAGCATTTTTAACCATTTCCTCAATTTGTTCTTTTGATAGTCGTCCTTTATCATTTGTAATTTTAATATTATTGGTTTTTCCTGTGCTTTCTTCTTTTGCACTAACTTCAAGAATGCCATTAACATCAATTGATAAATCAATTACAATTTTAGGTTGTCCTCGAGGCATTGGTGGAATTCCACTTAGATTAAATGAACCAAGAAGATTATTATCTTTTACAAAACCTCTTTCACCTTCATAAATCTTAATATCAACTCCTGGTTGATTATCAGAATAAGTTGAAAAAGTCTGTGATTTTTTAGTTGGAATTGTTGTATTTCTTTCAATAATCTTAGTCATAACTCCCCCACTTGTTTCAATTCCAAGAGAAAGAGGGGCAACATCTAGAAGAAGTAAATCATTTGTTCTTGAACTTCCTTGACCTGTTAGAATAGCACATTGAATTGCAGCACCGATTGCAACGGCTTCATCAGGATTTAGAGATTTATTAAGTTGTTTTCCATTAAAATAATTACTTAGAAGTTCTTGAATTTTTGGAATACGAGTTGTTCCACCAACAAGAACAATTTCATCAACATCACTTTTAGAGATTTTAGCATCTTGAAGAACTCTATTAAGAGGTTCAAGTGATTTATTAAAGAAACCTTCAGCTAGTTGTTCAAATTTAGCACGACTAATAGTTGTTGTATAATCAATACCATCAATCAATGAATCAATTTCAATTGGTACTGTTGTAGTTGTTGAAAGATTTTTCTTAGCTTTTTCAGCAGCAATATTAAGACGTTTGAGGGCTTTAGGATTTTCTTTAACATCTTTATTATGTTTTCTCTTAATATCAGCACATAGATAATCAACAATAATATTATCAATATCAGAACCTCCTAAATGAGTATCACCAGCAGTCGCCTTAACTTCAAAAATACCACCATCGATGCTTAGAATTGAAAGGTCATGAGTGCCACCGCCTTCATCGAAAATAAGAATGGTTTTTTCTTTATTATTTTCAGAAATTTTATCAAGACCATAAGCAATTGCAGCAGCCGTAGGTTCATTAATAATTCTTAGACATTCCATGCCACTAATTGTGCAAGCATCTTTTGTTGCTTGTCTTTGACTATCATTAAAATAAGCAGGAACAGTAACAACTGCTTTTTTAACAGGATGACCAAGATAAGCTTCAGCAGTTTCTTTCAGTCTTGTAAGAACCATAGCTGAGATTTCTTCTGCATAAAGTTTTTTTTTCTCATTTTTATAATCAACAACTACAACCGGTTTATTATTTGAGTCAGATTCAACATCAAACGCCCAAAGTTTTTTATCAGCTTGAACATAAGCATCATCATATTTACGTCCAATTAGACGTTTAATATCATGAATAGTAGTTTTTGGATACATTGTTGAAACATTCTTTGATGCATCACCTACTAATTTCTCATCATCAGTAAATGTTACATATGAAGGAATAATACGTGAGCCGGTTTGATGGTCAGGAAGAACTTCAACTCTATCACCAATCCAAACTGCAACACAACTGGTAGTTGTTCCAAGGTCAATGCCAATGCCTACATTATCTTCTTTTGACATATCGAGGGTTCTTTATTTTATAATATTAATAATCAATTAAATCTTTAAATCTTTTTTTCGCAAATCAAATATTTCTTTTTCCAAAATAGAAATTGTATTATGGATATTATCAAAATATTTAATAATTTCTTCTTGAATTTCTAAAGATGGAATTTCAATTTCTAAAGATTTTATGGTTTTTAAATTAATATCTTTATAATTATAAAATAAATAATAACCTAAATATTTATGTAATATTATATCCGATTTTGGTTTTAATGATATCCCATAATTATTTAAAAATATTTTCTCAGTTGTTAATGCTACTTCATATTTAGTTATAATAATATTAAAGCCTTCTCTATTATAATTATTGCTCTTCATATCATTTCTTTTATTTTTATATCCATAAATTTTATATTTTTCATCATTATCATTATTATTATTATTATTATCATTATTATTATTTTTATTTCCATATTCGATTAAAGCAATTTCATCAATTGTTTTATAAATTAAAGTATCATTTGTAAATATTGATGTATCTTGAATATAATCAATATAATTAAATGAATAATTATTATTTTTTATTTTATTTATTGGAACAGTTATTAATAAATGTTTATCATTTGTAAAAGAATTATATTCATGAAAATTAATATTTTGTGTTTGATGAATAGTTGTTATTTTTTTATTATTATAAATAAACGTTTCATCTCTTTTTTTAATGAAATTTAAAATACATAATTTTATATTTATATTACAAATACCAAGAGGTAAATATATAACATCCTTAACATCACAAGTTTTTAATAAAATTTCCCTATTATAAATATAATCTTTATTTTCCTTATTATATAATTGAATATCATAAGGCATTATTATCATACATTTATCATCAATTTTAACCATATTTTTAATAATAGTAATAATATCAGATGTTAATTCAATTTCATCGTTATTTGCATAAAACGATAATAAATCATTAATATTTAATTCATTTTTAATATCAGTATCATGTGATATATATAACATTTATTAAAAATCATATATATAGATATATCTTTAAATACATGATTAAAGTATTTTCATTTTGGATATTATTATGGTTTATATTATATTATTTAGGATTTACAAAATATAATCCATTATTTTTATTATTAATAGCATGTATATTTCCATTTATACAGTTAATTTATTTCATAATATATAAAATATCATATTATAATTTTTTCAAATATCTTATTATTAATATTATTATTAAAATTATTCCAATTTTATTAATAATAAAATTTCCATTAAGATTTAAAATAGAAGATGTAATCTTCAGTGTTTATTTAATATTAATTTATATAGTTATGATGAGTATTCTAAATGTAAATATATATGAATATTATAAAGCAATGATTAGTACTTATATAAATGATGATAATAAAAACAAAACTTATATTAGTAAAACATATGATTATATATATATAAATATGAAATAATAATTTTAAATAATCATAAAATATAGATAATGAATAATAAAACTAATATTGATAAAATTGATATTAGCGTATTTCAAAAAATGTCTGATGAAGATTTTTTCAGTAATAAATTAACTCATATATATTTTAATGATGATGTTAATGATAAATCGGTTGATAAATTAATTGAAGATATAAAAGATGCTCATAAAAATGTAATATTGCCATCGGGTGCAGTAATTAAACCAAAACCAATATTAATACATATTTCTTCATATGGAGGTGAAGTAACAGCGGGAATGAGATTAATGAGTATATTTTCAATAAGTTCATTACCTATTGCAACTATAATTGATAATTACAGTTGTTCAGCAGCAACATTTTTAGCAATAAATAGTCATTATAGATTAACGACAGAATATGCATTTTGTTTAATACATGAATATTCAGTAAGTGGATTATTTATAAGAGAAAAACAAAGAGAATTAAAAAATATGATAGATTTATATGATTCATATTTTGAAAAAATAATTGAAATGTATTTAGAAAGAACCAAATTTAAAAAAGATGAATTAATGGATATTATTCAACATGATATATTTTTAGAATGTGATTATTGTTTAGAAAAAGGTATTGTAGATAGAATAATTAAAATTAATAAAAAAGACAAACCTAAAGATATTAAGACAAAATTAACTATAGAAGAATTAATTAATGATAGTAATAGCATCATTATATCATGTTCTAGTGCAATTGCTAAATTGGATAAAATATTATTTGAGGATAATTTAACACCGGTTATAATATATGCTAGAAAAAATAAATGTAGTACAACAGATAGTGATAATTTACAAAATAATATTTTTGAAACTTTAAATATGATACCTCGAATTGTAAATTTAAAAGTGCCTACATATGCTATTATTGATAATCCAATAAGTATTGATGATTTAATACCAATGTTATATTGTGACCATATTTTTATATTTGATTATTCATATATTGTTTGTAATATATTAAATTATTATAATAAAACAAGTTTATTATTAAATGATAATATAAAAAATACTAAATTAATATTTGGATTTATTTCTAAAATATTAAAAGAAAAAACAAAAATGACTGATAAACAAATTAATGATATTAATAATAAATTTTCAATTATTAGTTCAACCGATTGTAAAAAATTTGGTTTATGTGATACTATTTTAGAACATTATAATTCACATAAAATAACCAAATCAAAATAATCATTGTCATTCATCCCAAAAATCACTAATATCGCTAATATCGCTCATATCGCTCATATCGCTCATATAACTAATATTATCATCATCATTAGTTTTATTTTTAGTATAATTCAAACATTTCATTATATTTTTATGAATATCAATTAAATCAATTTGATATTTATTATAGATATCATCTGTAAAAGATAATAACATCATTTTGTTATAATAAACATCATTTGTTTTTTTAATATTAATTATAGTATTTTTAAAATAACTAGGAAAAATCATATAACAAACTAAATAATAGTTGTAAATGATATTATTACCTATTGTAAGTAATGCAAAATATATGGATCTATTCATATTATTTAAAAATAGATATTAATTTTTTATATAAAAAAATGACATAATATTTTAAAAAATTAAAATAGTCATAATAAAAACAAATGGAATTTTCAGACATTCAATTATTTATAAAAAATAATTGTAAAATTGTATCATTAAATATTGATTATACAAATGATGGAGATATTCATAATTATGTTATAAATATACAGGGTATAAATCATAAATTAAAATTAATTGAAGAAGGGGACGATGTAATTAAGTTAATTTATAATGATAATACGTTTACCGATGAAAATGAAATACAATTAGAATTATTTGAATTATTTAATTATAAAAATATTGAATATATTGATTGTTATATTATAAAAAAAAGAAATATAAATAATTTTGAAATATTAGATATTTATGATGATTATTATGATAATAATGATGATATATTAATTTGCAATCGTTCATTTAAGAAAAATGACAAATTAATAAAAATAAAAATAATATATCAGAATGAAGAATATACGATGTATTATAATCTTGAAACTATCCATGGATTTGACAATATAATAGAAAAAATAGATTTAATATTATAATAATAATAAATTTAAATCAGATTTTTGTATTTCATTTTTATGAATATTTAAAATATTTGTAATATATTTATAAGCTTCATTAATTTGTTCAAATGATATTCCGCCTGTAATTAAAACACTACCACTTTCAAATATAGCTATTGTTATTTTTTTGCAATTATTTTCACCATGTCCTGTTCCTTTGCCGAAACAATGTTTAGGACATATGCAAATACCATCTAATTTTTCTTTATTGGAATTCCAGAAATATTCTAATTTAACACCGTGATATCTACCTGGTTCAAAACTACATTTATTATTATATGTTTCACTAATTAAAATTTTATGTAAAATTTTACGTCTAATTAAAAATTTAGTTTCTAATGTATCATTTAAATAAGATTTAAAATCAGTATTAATCATTCTGATAACAAATTTATTAAATCCGATAATATCAATATTATCATTAACAATAATATCAGGGATAGTTTCATAAATCTTTTTAATTTGATTAATAATTAATTCAATGATATCTTTAACAATTATTTCTTCTTTAATGCCAGTAATTTGAATATTACCATTTTTAAAAATTTTTAAATTTGGATAATAAATATCACTCATTTTAAAAATTGTTGTAACTTGATTATCAAATAAATTCTTTTTAACACTATCTTTTTTAGATGCTCTTTTTTTCTTTGGATATATACCTCTTGTATTTGCTCTATCTGTTATTTTTGGATAATAAATCCATATAAATTTATCATTTAATTCAAAATTTTCATATAAAATATCTAAATTTACATAAATACCTAAATCAGCATTACATGTTATTGTGCTTACTTTATAATCAGTAAAATAAATTTGGTCTTCCATTATCAAATATATAAATGATTTAAACATTTAAATCATTTTTTTATATCATTTTTTTTCAAATTTTCTTTTTTTTATTCTCGGACATTTTAGCTAAATAAGAAGTATTTAATATTTCAGAACTGCTATTAATAGAAATCATTGGTGGTATATTTAAAATATATGTTTTATCGGATTTAATGTGTGCTTCTCTAAATTCATCAATAGTTAAATTTCCACCAAACATTTTTAATAAATATTTACATGGCGCTGGTCTAATAGTATTTGTAAATCCGTATCTTTTCCCCAACATTTGTATCCAACTATTAATTTCCCATACTTTATCACTGCTTCCATGTACTGAAAAATTATAAGCATTTGCACATTGTAATGAACAAAAAGACCCAAATACAAAATAACTATCATTAACTATATCATAATTATAAGGCATACCATAAACGATATTATCAATATTATGACAACACCAAAAACAATGTGAATTATTATTATTATTTGAATATGTTGTTTGATATTCAGTATTAGTATCATATGAAATATTTTCAGCATCATTCATAAAATAAGAATTAGATTCATATGGTGTTGGAACAAGTATTTTATTATCTTGATTATCATTATTAATAATTGTGTTTATTTTTGATTGAGATATTGGTAATTGAATTATAATATCTGTATTTTCATTATCAGTTGTTTTAATCATAGAATCAATTATATTTTTTTTTGTTGTTTTTTTAATAACTGTTGCATCCTGTATAGTTTTTTTACGAGGCATATTAATTATAATTACAAATTATTCTTAAATAAAATACATCTTTAAATAATCTAATAATGAAACAACATCATTTTTAATTTTAACATCAATTGTTTCAGATGGTTTATTTGCAAGTTTATCAGATTTTTTATCATCGTCCGTATTTTTATCATTTTTAATAAAACAATTATTTGACATTGTTTTAATTTCAATTTGCAAATCTTTTATAGTATTGATTAAATAATAAATAAATACTATAACTACTATAATAATAATAAATAATATTATATCCATTCTTCTATATAAAAATAATTAATTTTTAATTATTATAATTTAAACCAAATCCACCAGAAATATTAAATTTTAATTTATTATATTTTACTGTATATACAGTTATTATAATATCATTATTAGTATCTGATATTTTATAATTTTTTTTAAATTTATCATAATGAAGTTTATCTAAAACAGTTGGAGTATAATTATTTAATGTTAATTTTAGTTTTGACTGAGCAGAACCTTCATTATAACAACCAGATGGAAACCATTTTTCAGGAAATAAAGAAAAACTATAACTATAAATACCTTGTCTTGGAATACTAGTATGATATTCATATGGTTGTGAATTATTATAATAATATGAATCTTTTTCAGCTACTCTTGTATAAGTTTCATTCCACATTATACTAGCAGTTTTCATTATACTTTTTTCATTATTTCTTGGTATAGAATATGAATAATTTAATATATCATTAAAATTTTTAATACTATCAGCTCTATTTAAAGTCCATATTATTTCTTTTACTAATAATTGTGATTTAACATCAATTACAACAGTTGAATTATCACCAAATGCAGTAAATTCAGATTTATTATCAGATACAGTTTCAATTAAATATTCTTTTTGATTAGAAATAAGTAAGTTTCTTTCATCTACACCTAAAATAATAAATGTAACATCAACATGAGCAGTAAAATTATTATCTATAATAAAATCTTTAATTGTAATTTTAGAGTCCTGATTAAGATTATTTAACTCATTATAATAAGATGGACTAATATTCATATTATAAATATCAGAATAAATTGTATATAAATTTTCTATATTTTCAAATTCAAATTTTAAATAAACATCATATGATGTAAATACTTTTATTATTGGAAATGCTAAATTAGGATTTTTGCTAAACCAAAATGGCAAAGGAACTAAAATAAATCTTTCTTTTATTGATGGATTATCACTATTTTTTTTATTACTTGCTGGATAATCATATTCAGATAATATATTATTTCTAATTCTATATATTGTTTCTGTCTTTCTTGGATTTGTTAATTCTGCAATATTACCAGTCATTGTATTATAACTATCTTTAACCGGCATTGATAATTCATTCCATACTATTAACCATTGACCTGTTATTTTATCAATTTCAACATTACCAATATGAATTGATGCATTTTTAATAATAAGAGAACCAACATTTTCAACCCATTTGAATTTAAATTTATTATCAGAATATACATTAGGTAATTTAAATGCAAAACAAATTGATTTTAATAAATCAATATCCGAGCTTGCATTTAATTTTACATTATAAGGACCAGCAATATGCATATTAGTAATATTTTCTGGTTTATTAGCAAATTCATATGTATTTGTTTCAATTGCAAAATTAGTATGTTTTTTATATACATAATTAAAAAAACTAATTTGAGGATTATAAAATACTTCATTACTTATGCTACCTGCATTTATTGATAATTGTAAAAGACCACCGCCCATTATTAATATTTAATAATATTTTTGTTTTTTTATATAGGATTAATTTTATATCTATCAGAATTAGAACCTTTAATAATATCTTTATTTATAACCTTTATTTCTTTAAATGTTGCATTATATTTATTAAATCCACTATTATATAATTGTTTAACTTCTGTATTATTAAGAGCATAATTATAATAAGTTAAGTCAGCCATTTGTAATGCAGGTACTTTAGTAATTCTATCAGACAATGTTATTTCAGATATCTCTTGATTATCGCTAGGATTTATATGTAATCTACTTAAATTACTTTTCATAACTCTAGATTTAAAACTGTTTATTTCATCATCAATCATTGAATTAGTATTTGCTAATTTATCAGCTTTTAATTCACCGTTAAAATAAACTTTGCAATTTGATTTATTTGAATTAAATAAATTATCATTTTTAGATTGTTCCTTAAATACAACTGTAACCATATTAAATTTATCTTTATAATTAGCTACGTCAATATCCTTAATTCCAAATTTATTAGCATTTCTTTTATAATTTAAATCATCAGTATTATTACAATCTATTTTTATATTATTATTTGCATTATAAGTTTCCGGATAATTAATATTATTAAATTCAACTACAATTTCTTTAGCATCATTGCGAATTTTTATTAATGGATTTTTAACTAATATTGTAGGCTCAATAACATGTTCTTTAGAATCACATTCATATCCATAGTTATTTGATATTAAAACTGATTGTTTTTCACCTTTATAAAATAAAATTATATATTTAGTAGAATTATGAACAGTATTATTAGGATTTCTATAAGTAGATTCTAATTTTTTATGAATATCAGTAGCATCATATATAATTGTGTCATTAGAACTATCAAATGTAAAAAATAGCCAGAAATTATATGAATATTCAGCGCCACCATTTTGATTTATTGATGGATTAATATCTAAATATGAATAATCATTTTTATCATATGTTTCAAAATCTATATCTTTTTGTTTAGAATAATCTAGAATACCTGTAAATATCTTAGTTATTTTTCTATTTGTATTTGTTAAAACTATATTACTGAGAAATTCATTATTATAAACTGAATAACCGATAAATGCCATTATAGAAATTAAAAATATAGATAATATAATTTGAATAATTGTATTTATCATATCTAATTTAAATATATATTATAATTTATATACAGGATTACGAATACCATATGAACCTAATCCTAATTTAGCTAAAAATCCTGTTACAGGACCATTATTATAAATTCCATAAATATCTTGTTGATTTAATTCATAATTATAACTAGTAAATGATGATAATAAACCTGAAAAACCAGGACCAACGCCATATTTATAATCTCTATTATTGCCAACATATAAATATCCAGTAGTATTTAAATTTAAATTATTTAATTCAGATTTTTCACTGCCACGACAAATAACTGTTTTATTATTATCATCGGTAATAGTTCCTCCTTCACATGTTTTATTTGCTTCATTATGATAATGATTTTCATAACCTTTAAGAGTAAATGGTTCACTATCAGAAATTGATTTTACCAAATCTCCATCTACATAAGCAAATAATGTAGTTTTAAATGCATTTGAATTACAAACAATTGCAATATGAACCCATCTTTGTAATGGTACATAGTCAATTACTATACCAGATTTTAAATACCTATGTAAATCTTTTATTGATGAAATATTAGTAATTTCTCTAAAACTATCATCTTCAAGTTTTGAAAAACGAATATACATAGTATTATTAGTTTTATCTAAAAATATGTATGGAGAACAAGAAGCAAGTTTATATTCATTATCTCCATCAGCTGAAACAGCGGCAATTGTTTGATATTGACCTTTATATTTAGTCATATCATTTATATAAACCCAGAATGAATAACTTTTGCGACTACCATTTGCATTTTTTGCTAAATCAGCGGTAAATTTTGATAATTTAGTTCCTACAACGGGAACTTTAGTATCACTAACAACACTTTTAATTTTAGAAAATAATTTACTGCCTAAATATGTATATAAAACATATGCAATTATTATGGCAACTATAATGACAATAACTAATCCAATAAATAAACTATTATTATTAAAAGCATTTTCATATAAACGAGTGATACTATTTGATGCACTATTAACAATTCCATCTTTTCTTAATGTATCAAAAATTGGATTGCTTGTAAAATAGGATGAACTACTTCCACTCATTATTTATATTTAACTATCTATTATTAATAAATAAATTTTCTATTAATAATACTTAAATGATAATTACCATTAAAATGATTATTTGGAATTAATAATTTATATATTTTTTTATTATTTTTTTTTTGTAATGATAAATAACTTAATAATTTTGTAAAATTTGTTAATGAATGCATTTTATTATTTTTATGTTTAAATAAAAATAATGTATGAATAACACTGATAAAATAATCAATTGCAATTTCATTATTTTTATTCATGATAATATCAAAATAGCAAAAGTTTGATATAAAAGTTTTATAAAATAAATTTTTAACATTTTTTAAACCATTTCTATTATTTAATTCAATAATTAAATTTTCATGAAATTTAAGCGGAATTAACCATTGGTCTTTATTAATAATTCTTTTAAAATTATCTCTATTAAAATTATTAGCATATAATTCCGTAATATCTAATATTTTATCATTATTATTATAATATGTATTTGTGATTACTTGAATACATGTTTTAATATTATAATTATATTGAACTGCAGTATTTATAACATCAGCTAAATTAATATCCGGTTTATATTTAATTAAAATATCATATATTTCATTATTATTTAATAATGGTAATTCATATAAAATACATTGTTTTTTTATCTCACCTAATTTAATATTATTTGAAACTATACAAATAATAGGAATATGTTTATGACATGTTGTTAAAAAATTTAATAAATGTATATTCATAGTGCTGTCAAATGATAATAATGTCTCAAATTCATCAATAATAATAATTTTATTTTGTGTATTATTTGTTAATTGTTGAATTAATGATGAAACAAAAGCTTTAAATAATAAGTCAGTTAATTGTTTTGACGTGCAGCAATTATAACTATTAATATTAATGATGAATAGATTAAGTTCAGAACATAATTTATTTATTCTATATGTTTTACCAATTCCGGAATTACCGGTTATAAACAAACAAGAGTCATATGATAATTTATTACGAGGTGTTAATATCCAATCTTTAATATAATCCATTATTTAATTAAGAAATTAATATTATTTTTATAACAAGAAATGAATAATAACATAATAATGCGATAATAGGATATACAATATCTAATGTTAATAATGATTTGGAATTATATGTTTTTATATTGCCATGAATATCAAACATAGTTGAAGGTTTTATAAGGAAAATTAACAATAATATTAAAATATATAATAATATTATTATAAATATCATGAATATACTCTCTATAAATTAAATATAATTTATATTATAGATGTTAGACAAAATTTTAATAATTTTTATAATATTATTTATTTTTTATTATATTATTAATATAAATATTGAAACATTTGCAACGAAACAATATACAAATACAAATATATATTCATGGGAAAGAAATAATATTTATTCTGTAATGCCATATGATATCATAGTGAACAATAATAAAAATAATTATTATGATTTTGGAAATGACGAATTGGATGATAAATTTAATAATATTTTTAATATTAATAATGAAAAAATAATTAAGACAATTGAGGGGATTGAATGGTCTAATAAATGGAGTAAACCAAATTTTAACAAACATTTATTAGATAATTATTTTAATAAATTTATGATGTATTTTAATGTAATAATAACAAATGAATATTTTGATTTGCCAAATGATAATGATGATAAATTTAAGATTATAAATCATTGTTTAAAAAGATATAAATATGATATTAATAATCCAAATACTCTATTATTAGATATTGAATTAGTAATATATAGAAAAAATAAACCATTAGCAAGACATATAAAAATATTAGTAATCACAAATGGAATTTATAATAATGTAATTATGGCAAAAGTCATCGGTGTTATTAATGAATGTAATATAACTGATAAATATGATACATTTGATAAAAATAAAGATAATTATCATGAATTTGAACCTGAATTTAAATATAAATATGATATGAATAGTTTTATATATGATACAAATGAGAAATTAGTTCATTCCGCAATAGAATATAATTTATATAATAAATTACTTAAAGAATTATAATATATATTATTATTATTATGAATTATTTTGAATATACTGTGGAAGTTGAAGTAACGGAAGAAATTGAAAAAAAAACAAAAGTTATTTTTGATATGGTAAAGGATGGTAGAAGTCCGTTTAATATTTATAAAATTAGTGATGAACCAATTGAGAGTGATAAAAACAAAGAAGATACTGAAAATAAAACTCCTAAAACAATTAGAACATTTACACTAACATCATTATCAAATATCAATGGTATTGTATTACAATTTTTCAGTGGTGATTGTGCAAAATTTTTATGTTTTTATAAAACACCTGTAATTATGTTTTAATTTCTTTACTTTCCTTTTTGTTTTTCATTGAATTTAATCCATTCAGTGTTAATACTTTCTAATTCTCTGATAATATCATAACAATTATCAATTAAGAATTGTTTAAATTTTTCGGTATCTGTTTGTTCATCAAGAGTTAATCGGACAATCATTAATTGTTTTAGGGGATGAGGACATATATATCCGACATATGAACAATTAATTCCTTTATGTTTATTAGTTTGTCTGATATATTTATTATGTAATAGAGATTGAATAACATTTCCTAAACTATCATCTTCATTTTCGATATGAAAATTTACTGAAAATGGATTATTTGGAATAGGTTCAATCATTATTTCATTAGCTTCAATATTAGTGATTAATAATTTTAATTTATTGATAAGTATAATAATAGCGGTAGAGAATAAATATAAATATGATAAATTATTTACTGTTTCAATTTCAAATTTCAATAAAGTCGGGTCACCATAAATATTTTTAACATATGAACGATGTTTATCAAGAATATTATCTTGTTTATCTGATTCTTTTTTGTCTTCAATAAAATAAAAGTTTGATAATGAAACAGCAGAAAATGATGCATTTGCTTTAGCTGTTTTTTTAACTGCTCTTGCAATTAAATTTAATTCTTCTCCTGCTCTTAGTCTCGTAATTAATATATTATTTTTTGTAATTGGATTAGATGGAAATAAAATTTTTAATTCATTAACTGTTAATTCAACATCTTTATAAGTTCCGGTAAAATCAGCAGTTGTAATATTAATAGTTGATGATGTATCATTTATAACATTTAATTCAAATTTATAATCATTATCAATATAAGTATCTGTAATTTCTTCCGATACATTTATGGGAATTAATCCAATTCTATGTTTCATAAATTCATTATGAAGAGGTCCTGTATTTGCAATAATATCAATAGAAGGTTCATCTTCGCCATAAAATCCAACAACAGGTATTTCAGTTAAAATAATACGTCTAATACTATTAGCTATAGATAAATCTATATTATCAATATCAAACGAATGTTTGCCTGATTTAGATTCATAATTATAATTCTTAAACATTTTTTATTACTTATTTAAAATAAATGATATTAATTTTATGTCAATTTTTATTATATTAATTTATTATTATTTTAATAAATGATATTATTTTATAGTGATACATGCCAACATTGTGCGGTTTTATTAGATACAATAAAAAGACACGATACCAAAAAAACAATAAAATTAGTTGTTATTGATGCAATTGTAAATAAAATTAGTCATAAAATAAAAGCTGTTCCTGCTTTAATGTTTATGCCATCAAAAGAAATTATATATGGAAAAGCTGTATTTGACTACTTATTATTACCAAATAGAGGTTATTTATTTGCAAATAGTAATACTAGGGAAAAACAAGAAGTATCATCATCAATAAATTCTCCTATTCCTTTAAATAAACAAGAAAATATCGATGAACCAATGTCATTTACTTTAGGTGCTATATCATCTGATAATTTTAGCAATATCACGGATGATAATATAAATTCAATGAATATTAATGACGATAAATTATATAAATGGGGAATTATATCCGATGATACTAATAATACTAATAATACTAATAATACTAATAATACTAATAATACTAATAATACTAATAATACTGCACAATTGGAATCAGAGAAATCATCAAAAAAATTACCTTCAATTGACGAATTACAAAAACAAAGGGAAAATATATTTAAGGATATTTAATTAAAATAAAACATATAATGAATACGCTTACATCTACTTATATATTTAATCAGTATTATATAGACCTATTAAAGAAACTTAAAAATGTAGCAAAGAAACATAGGACAAAAAGTGAGACTGCTAAACGAGTTTTAAAAACAATAAAGGATAATTATCAAACGTATGATAAGACTTCGGCTGAATATATTGATTATTTTAAGGAAAAATGTTCAAGTGAATTTTGGGCTTCATATGTAGCTCTTGAGAAGGAAACATGTGATGAATGGTTTAAAGATGATACAAAAACATCAGTTGAAATTTATAAAAACATAAGTATTAAGGATATTATTAAACTATTAAGAAATAATTTTATATCTCATCATTATCTTAGTGTTTTATATATATATACAAATGAATTATCAGAGGAACAAATTACTTTAATTCTTAAAAATCTTCAATCGGTATCAGATGAGAAAGAGACAGAAACTGAAGTTAATATTGAAAATGCTGATATTAAAAAAGTATTATCTCGCCTAAATGAACTAAAGATTGATAATTTTAAATCAAATTCAAGTTTTAGCGGTATGGATAGTCTTAAAGATACTACAATTGGAAAGATTGCTAAAGAAATAATTGATGATGTTGATTTAACAAAGATTAAGGAAACAATTGCAAACGAGGGAGACATTTTTAAGGCTATTTCTAAACCGGATAGTGGATTTGGTGAATTATTTACAAATGTAAGTCAGAAAATGTCAAATAAAATATCAAGTGGTGAATTATCACAAGAAGCAATAATGAAAGATGCGATGAAATTTGCATCATTATTACCAGGATTATTTGGAGGAGGTGCAAATCCGGATGATAATTCAAATAGTTCAAGTGGATTTGATATGTCAGCTATGATGAATATGATGGCTATGATGAATGGTGGTGGTGGAGTTGGTGGAGGAGGAGGTAAAGGAAATAAACATAAAACAGGTGTGAATAATCAGGGATTAAGAAACCTTCTTAAAAAACAACAACTTAAACAAAAACTAAATAACTAAATAATTAATTTATTTTTCTTTTCAACATATTTTATAGAATATAATGATGATAAATATTATACCATTGATTAATATGAGTTTTAAAGATAAACTATTAGCAATATCTAATTTAATAATATTTTTAAGTTTAATATTTGCATTAATTTTTAAAAATATAATATTTATATTATTGGGAATTGTATTATTAATTTTTTTATTTTATATTTATTTATATGATGAGAAAGTTAAGATTGATACACATGAAACATTAAGTAATCGTAATTTAGGTTTCTATGATAATAAAATATGTGTTAAACCATCAGTTGAAAATCCATTTATGAATCCGTCAATCGTTGATTATTCTAATAATAATAATAATATTAAAGCATGTCCATTTAATAATGAAATAATAAATGATAATATAAATACATATTTTAAAAAGAATGTTTATAAAGATATTAATGATTTTTATGAACGTAAATTTTCAGAAAGACAATTTTATACAGTTCCATCAACAACTATACCAAATGATAGACAATCATATGAAAAATGGTTATATTATAAAGATAAAACATGTAAAGAAAATAATGGTATTCAGTGTTATAATAATATAATATAAGTTTATAATTAGATAATGGCAACATATTTTGATAAACAAAATAATATATGTTCGGATGCATGTTGGGAAGAATCAAAAAATTATGGTAATAAAAAAATAAATGATTATCATACATATTCAACACAATTAGTTGATTGCATTGACCCGAATGTTCGTTTACCTGAATTTATATATGACCATGTTAATTTGAGAGGTCGTCCAGGATATGGATTATCCGATGCGTGCCTTATTGATAATCATAGTCGTTTAATAAATAATAAGGAAAGTTTAACAAGAGACCGATGTAAATTACAATTATTTACACGATTATTTGAAGCAGGTCCTACAATGAGGGGGTCGTTAGGTGATATAAATTCAGAATTGGATATATTATCAGGTTCTGATTCCGGTTTTTATGGAAATGGTGGAAATAAATCATATTCTTGTAAAAAAACAATAATGGAAAAACAAATAAATCAACCAATACCATTAGTTGATTGTTTAAAGGATATTCAAAATCCTGAACATATAGTTCCGATATGGACAAATGGCGGTGAAGATACACGTTCATATATTAATAGATTAAATTTTAATAAAAATAATTAATCTATTAATATTATATTATATTATATTATTATAATATAATAGAATAAGTAATGAGTTTTAATAGAACTAAATATGATAATTGTTCATATAAAGTTGATTTAAAATCAAGCGTTGATACATTAGGATATATATTATCTCCATATAGATATGAAAATGGAAATAAATGTATGCATCAATTAGGTTTAGTTGGTGGAACAGCAGTATCACATATCAAGGGTAATTTAGTAGATTTAGACAGTGAATTACGAGGGCAAACCCGAATAATTTCAAAATGTCCTGATAATTTATATACTCCAAGCGATAATGGAATAATAACAAATGATAAGACAGAGCCGATTGACTCACAAATGAAACATTTACCTTCTTGTCAATCAATAATGTATCGTTCAATACCACTGCCACCACCATTAAAAATAAATAATTGTTAATAATAGAAATAATGAATATTCCAAATGATACAAGATTAAAATATGATTCTGGAAGTTATCAAGAAGAATTAGCACGTTCAATATTACCAGGTATATATCAATTAAATTCACCATATAATGATTGTAATGACTGTGGTGTAATAATACCAGATGACCCTTTTTTAAGATATCAAAATTATGGACAAAATACATGTAGTATGAAAAAAGCAGTGGATGATTCAACTGAATTATCAGGATTAAATTATAAGAATTCAAAATGTAATAAAGATGGTTATGCTCCTAATAGTTATGTATCTACCGGATGTAAAACAAAATATAATGGTGATACTCGTAAATGTGCAATTCCGACTGAGTCATGTCGCTTATCTAATCCTCCGTGCACATTAAAGGAAACCGGAATTAATCGATATGACCCTTTATTTTGGAATCCACAGGCAACAGCTATTGAAAGATTTGACAGAATTGGAATTAATTATCGCATGGTAGCAAAAGATAATCATGTTCCATTATTAGAAATACCGCAAGACCAAAATATATTTTATCCATTACTAAATAATGATGTTGTGGATAATGGAGATTTAAATCATTGGCAAAATTTAAATAAAAATAATAAAAATTATTCACCAGGTTATCCATTCGGTGAACCAACATATCTATTATCATGCAAACAATCCGTTAATAGTTATTAAAGAAACGGAATAATTCAATTGACATTTCCTCTTTATTTTTGAGAATAATATTATTGTAAATATATTTATAAATAATATTATCAATTCTTCTATAATGATTAAAATTTAAATGTGTAGTATTATATTTACTATTTCTATTTTGTCTAATATCAATATCTAATTTCGTATAATTATAACTAATTGGATTTGCTTTAACAATAATATTATATTTATATTTGAAAATATCAAATTTAATAAAATAATTATATTTATCTTTTAATAAATATTTAATATTATTTCTATCATTTAATTCTAATAATATACTTTTGTTATTATTATAAAATTTTATATCATATGTATTAAAAAAATAATTAATATTATCATTATTATAAAATCCTTCATTTAAAATTGAATTTAAATTACAAATTTTACCTGCAATAGTTGAATAATGATTATTTATATGTAATGTAAAACATGATAAAAAAGATAAATATGATGAGGTTAGAATGAATAATAAATAATTAAATTTCATTATTTAATAATAATATTAAATATCTTTAAATAATAATAGAAATGTCCGAAAACGACAATGCAGATATAATTTATTTAGATGAAGATATACCTGAAATAGATTATTTTGAATTAGTTAGTATTGATGAAATAATAAAAAATAATCCAAATTTTATTGCTTTTTCTAGAGAGGAGATTTATAATGAATTATTTAATTTTGTTAAAACTAAACCTAAAGCAGAATGTTTTTTAAAATTATTTTATGAAATTGTTAATAAAAAAACAAATGTTAATAATTTTGTTGTTATTGCTGATGCAAATAGAGGAAATTATGAAGATTTAAATATTGAAGAATTTATATCAGACCTTAAAAAATATGATAAAATTAATGATGCTAATCTTGCATTAGCCTCTAAAAATAAATTATGGTTTCCTTTAAATTATGACGCCGATAATGATAAAATTCGATTTAAGGCGCAACAAAAGACGGTAATTGAATTATCAGAAGATAATAATTTTATTGTATTTAAGGACGATGAAACGAATATACCAATAATTGGTGTATATTTTTATAGTCCTATAGCAATTTTAGAGGATTATTTGAATGATAAAATAATGTCTCATTTGTATAAACCAATTAAATCTGAAATATTAATAACAAAATCTGAAAATGAGAATTTTGAGGATTTGATAAAATCGTATAAAATCAAAATTCCAATTGATAAAATTGATAAAGATAATTATAATTATTCAAGTATAAATAATTTATTGCAAAAATATAATTATAATTTGGATAATATATCTCAAGATGATTTTAAAATAATTAAGGACCATCTGGATAAATTAAATCAAAATGAAAAAATTGAAAAGATAACTTATAAATCAATTCAAATAAAATCAATTGAATTAAATAATCCTAGATTTACTTTTTTTAATATTCTTAAAGAACTTAAAATATTAATTGATATTACTATAAAATCAACTGATGTTATTAATAAACAATTAAAAATATTTCAAAAAGAACGTTCAGTTGTTAAAAAATTAGATATAACTCGAGACTTATTTTCAATAGTAACTAATCTAAATGATAAAAATTATGACTCAGTTATTACTAATTTAAGGGATTTAAGGAAAAATATAATATTGGATGAGGCTATATCAAAATTAGAATTATTTAATAAATTAAATAAGAAAAATATAATAAATCAGTTAGATGAATTGGAATTAAGATTTGAATTATTAAAATATTCATTTGTCGATATTTATAAAATAAATTTTTCATGTGCTGACGATGAACATGAAATTCATATTGGAGCAGATGAAACACATTATGAAGGAGTTCCTGCAAAAATTGGTCAATCAAATGAAAAAGAAGATAATTATGAATATGATGATGAGAAGGAAGAAATTAATTTAGATGAGACACAATTTAATAAATATTATAATAATCAATTTTATAATGCGGAAGTTGGATTTTCAGAATTATTAAAGATGGTATTACCATATTTATTTAGAATGCAAAAATTAAGTGCTTTACCTATAAATTATGATATGATTGTTTCATATATATTTGGTAAATATAGAACAATAGAGCCAAAAATAACAATAATATATAAATATTTTCCTGATATTGAGGAAGATGAATTAAATATTTATTTAAAAAAATCAATAAAATATATTTTGATAAATGCCAAAGATAAAATGATAAATGCAATGAATGAATATTTTAATAATTTTAAAAATGTCATATATGATATAATTGCTTTATGGAGTATCACTATTCAAAAAGATATAGTTCATGAAACTTTATTTTTTAATCAAGAAAATTTATTTCCGGAATGTGAGCATTTATGGGATGAATATGGCGTTCCTTATGATATGAATTCTAAAAAAGGAGTTATGATTTATTTAAGTTGCATATTTAGAGAAGTATATGGAGATTTATATAAAGATGAATATGCGAATTTAGTTCCATTGGATGAGGATTATAAAAAAATTATAATGACAAATATAGCAACTAATTATGAAAAAGAATTATTATTAATAACTAAAATAAATGCTAAAAAAGATAAAATTAATATTGGACGAAAATATTATGATACTTTATATGATTTATTAAAAAGAAAAGAATATAAAGGTGATAATTTTTTAAAAGCTTATATAGATGCATTAATTTATATGCCATCAATAAAATTTGTAAAAATTCATAAATATTTGCAAGGTTGTTGTTTAGAAAAAATAGATGAAAATTTTAGTGCTGATTTATATTTTAAAACAGACAGACAAGATTTAAAAAAGGCAAAAGAAAAATTAACCGGAAAACGTGTATTTAATATGCCGCGATATAAAAGATTTTTCATTAAAAAAATTAAAGAAATTAATAAAGAACAACAATTTATTGAAATTAATAATCCTATTAAATATGATATCATTTCTATCGATTTAAAAAAATGGCTAATGGATTTAAGGGATTTAAAGGATACCACAATATTTACGGAAGATTTAATAAAAAGTTTATTATCATCAGTATTTAAAACAACTGAGAATTATAAAGAAAAATTTATTAATTATTTTAATAATAAAGAATTGAAACAATTATTTCATAATTATGATTTTGATAATTATAAACAAATATCATTAATTATTTCTAAAATTTTATATAAATATCTTAAAAATGACGCATTACCTTTTATTTCTATTATTAATACTACAGTTAATGAATTAAATAAATTAAGTTCTATAATTACTGATGATAATATTAGAGATATTTATAGTATTAAACGTATTGCTGTAATTCGCATTATGACTTTACCATCATCAATTGAAAGTTTTATAAATAAAAAATTTATACCATCAATTGAAATGGATAAAGATGTATATCAAGAATTATTAAAAGAAATTATAATAAGTGTTATCAATAATATTAAAAATTGTCATATGTTAGATTTAGAGGAACAAATTGATTTTATTAATCAAATTCGTGAAAAAAATAAATTTGATATTTTAGCAAGAATGAATAAAAAAACCCGTGAAGATAAGGAAATAGAAAAAGAATTAAAAAAATATGGTTTGAAATATAATGAAGAAATTTTAGATAATGAATTAGAACCTGAAATTAATAAAGAAAAAATGGATAATTTTGAAGAAAATGAAGGAGAAGAAGAATATAAAGTTGATATGGAGGATGGTGATAGTGATGATGAATATATGAAAGGTTCAAATAATGGTTTTATATATGCTGATTAGCTAAATAAATAAATATGCATTATTGATATAGAGAAATGAGAAACAATGATACACCATCAATGGATAATATTTATAATTCTAAATTTTATAGTGAGGTAAAAGCTTATGAACAAAATTTAAGTGATGATTTTTATAAAAAAGCGCAAATGCCATTTCAAACTGGTGTTATTCCACATTATATTAATAGTGATGATATGAATACAAGTGTTATTAAAAGTTTATCAGGAAATGATATTAATATTAATGATTTTAAACATGGAAATATGCAACCTTTTATAAAAAAAGGAGTTACGCAAAATATGGAACAATTCGGATTAAGTAAAAATATGGGTTATAGTTCAGATACTAAAGATACACGAAAAACTGAAATTTCTAGAAATGATTTTTTCCCTTCTATGCCCGAATATAATAAAAATTTTATTGATAAAACAAAATTTTTAGCATCAAGAACAAATTTAACTCAAATTCAAAATAATATATCACCTATTCAAACTATTCGTGTTGGTCCTGGTTTAAATAAAGGTTTCACAAGTGAAGGTTCAGGCGGATTTCAACAAGCTGATACTGCTAGATATGTTACTCCTAAAAGTAAAGAAGAATTGCGACCTGCTTCAAATCAAAGGTCATCAACTTATACATTACCTATGAAACCTAAAAATAATACTGAGCAACGTGGAATGATTACACCTATGAGTAAAAATCGCACTGAAAAAGCATTTGTGCAAACTGAGGATAATTGGTTTAAAGGTCAATCAGTATTAAAAAAGGAATCAGAAAGACCCGAAGAAAATCTTAAAGATACATCAACAAGAACTGATAGTCATATTAATTATTATGGTCCATTAAAAAATCAAGTTGAAAATAAAACAGATGATTATGGAAAAAATACAATTATTATTTATGATAATGAAAGAAATTTAACGCAAAAAGAAACACCCGTTGCTAATTTTTCAAGCGTTGTTAAAGCAATGATATCACCCGTAACAGATGCAATAAAAATAACTTTGAAAGAATATTTTGTTGATAATCCTCGATTAAATGGAAATGCAACCCCTCAATCTCCTGAAAAATCTACTGTATATGACCCTATTACACATGTTATGAAAACAACTGTTAAAGAGACAACAATTCATGAAGGTAATAATGGCGTTTTAACCGGATATGATGAAACTTATTCAGCTTTATATGATGCCGCAAAAACTACAACTAAAGAAACAACAATTCATGAAGGAAATAATGGCGTTTTAACTGGATATGATGAAACTTATTCAGCTTTATATGACGGAGCAAAAACTACAACTAAGGAAACAACAATTCATGAAGGTAATAATGGCGTTTTATCTGGATATGATGAAACATATTCAGCTTTATATGACGCCGCAAAAACTACAACTAAGGAAACAACCATTCATGAAGGTAATAATGGAACTTTGAGTGGATATGATGAGACATATTCGGCTTTATATGACGCAGCAAAAACGACAACAAAAGAGACAACCATTCATGAAGGTAATAATGGTAATTTGAGTGGATATGATGAAACTTATTCGGCTTTATATGATGCAGCAAAAACGACAACAAAAGAGACAACCATTCATGAAGGTAATAATGGTAATTTGAGTGGATATGATGAAACTTACTCAGCTTTATATGATACTGCAAAAACGACAGGAAAAGAGACGATGATTCATGAAAGTAATGGTGGATTTATGGAGGGAAAACAAACAGGATATGTTAATAGTAGTAGGGCAAGAACAACATTAAAGGAAACATTACCATGTAGAGATACAGTAAGAAATATTAATAAAACTTCATATTATAGTACATATGTATATGACCCGTCGTTAGTTGCTAGAAAAACAGTTAAGGAGACGACAGTAAGTTCGGGAAGTTCTGGATATGGATTTTTAGGAGGAGTATTAAATGGTTTATTTGGAGGATATTTAATAAAAGATGAAAAGGCTAAAAATACTCAAAGACAAAATTCATTAACTGATAATTATGGAATTGCAGGAAGTAAAACAATATTTAATCAAACAGATAGAGAGGCTGATTATAATGCTGAGATTGATGGAACGCGAGAAATGATAATGATAAAAGCAGGAAGAACACCTAATGCAGGTGGTAAATTTGTAGGTGTTCCTAAGGAAGATGTAAATATGGTTGTGAATAAACGTCAAATAGATTTGGAAGAGAGTGCAAGAATAGGCAATATGGGAATAGCATATGATGGATTACCTGCACCAGTTGATATATCAAGTATAACAAAACAAAAAACGGCAGAAAATGCATTTAATAATAGATTAGATAGTTCAATATTATCATCATTGATAGATAATGATAATGTTATAAAAATAAATCCGATAAGAACTGAATGTAAATCTATTTAGAAAGTTTTTTTAACTTTTATTTGCATTTTATTTTTATTATGATTTTTAGCAAAGACACTTGGATCATATGGTTCTTCATCATCTTCGTCTTCATAAACAAGAGTATTTGCTTTTCTTTCTTTTTCTAATGCGCATAAATTCCATAATTCAGGCGTACACATTTTAAAATCTGCTTCTTTTGCTTTATACCATTTAACCTGGTCTTCTAATTTATTACTTTGAATTTTATTATCGATAACAACACATTCATAATTTTCGGTGCAACTATCCATCACGGCACAAAAAGTTGAAAAATCATTAAAAACTCCTGCATAATGATTATATATTTTTTCTCTTTCTTTAATAATATTATTTTTAAAAATAAAAACATAATCAATATTAGCTCTAAGAACTGGAGGTAAACCCATACAATATTGCATAGTAATTAAAAAAAATATTTTATAATGTCGTCCGTTCATAAAAATACTTCTGATATTTTTATCAGTAGGCCATGTCTTATCATATAGACAATCATCTAAAATTAAAAAAGCTCTATTATCGATATCAGATGAATTATATCTTTTAATTTGAAGGGCTTTTTGTTTATTAATTGATATTTGTCTATCTAAGAATTTTTTAATAATAACAGGTTCATATTCTTCATAAATTAACATATTAGGTATAAATGTTTCAAAAAAATTATTTGCTGTTTCTGTAGGACTAATAACAACACCAACCGGCAAATCTTTATGATAACTTAAGATATCTTTCATACAATATGATTTTCCAGTATTTCTTTTACCAATTAAAACGACAACTGAATCGCTTTTTATAGTAGATGGATCGAATTTTTTTAATTCAAGTTTCATATTTATTTATTTAATTATTTTAATATTTATATATATCTAATGCGTATAATTATATATAATTAACATTCTATATTAAAATTAGAGTTTATATGGAATATTATATAATTTCATTGTTTATTTCGCTAGCAATTTTTATATTTGTATATTTATGCGATTATAAGAAACCAATGAATGAAAATGAAAATAATATTATTTATGATAATAATGGTTATGAAATTCCAAATGATAATAAATCATTATTTTCAAAAAATAATTTATTATTATTTGGAATTATATATATAGTTGTAACTATTATTAGTTTTTATGTTTTTACATCATCAATATCAATATCTTCATTATGTCCATTATTTATCTCTAATTTATTAAAAGTTCCTGAACAACAACCAGTATTAATAAAAGGCGGTGAAGATAATGATGAAATTGACCCTGCAATTTTAAATAAAATAAATGACAATATTGAAATTGGTTTCAATCCACCTAATATGGATGATGATAATGATAATAATGATAATAATGTTTAATTATAATAGTAAAATAATATAAAAATGATTATTAATTTTTTTTAAAAGTTTTTAAAGTTAAAAAAATGACTTTTACATTTGATGAGGATAATTTCGAGAGAATGTTTCATGAGAAATATAATAACGAAGAAGATTTTGAATTGTTTTTATATACATTCACTGAAAATTTTTCATCCAAAAAATCATTGATACATAATAAGAATGTTGTAAATTATTATTATGGAACAGCTGAAAATGCCATTAAAGTTTATGAGAAAACATGGAAACTTGAATATCACAAAGATTGTTTATCAAAGGGGAAAAAACAAGCATATATTGAACTCGCTGCAATAACATTATATAAGGTTTTTTATAGTAAGTTGCATCCAAATTGAGATTTTAAGGTTTTGATATAAAGAAAAATTAATTTTTTTCTTTTTTGTAATTATAAAAATAAAACTTAAAAATAAGAATGAATAATAGCATTGATTTATCAATTAATTTTAAAGATAAGGAAATATTAAACCTTAAAAATTTTACATTATCAAAAATTGGTATATTAATAATAAATGAGTTAGCATTTAATTTTATTATTTATTTCTGGTATTTATTATATATTTTTCGTGTAATTCATTCTCCTAATCCATTTTTTGCATTAGTATTATCATTAATTCAAAATTCAATATTATTTATATATTTATTAATGCATGGATTAACTAGAGATGATTTAATTAAATATTTATTTGTTTTAATAATATTTAAAGTAATGCCAATATATTCAATGAGACATGATATGAATGTTAGTTATTTTGATGTTTATGTAACCGTTTATTTATATATTATTTATATTTTTATAGTATTAGTATTATATAATTTAATATTGAGAAGAAATACTAATGTAGAAAATGTATTTAAGACTGATATTACAAATGCAAAATATGATAAAAATATGACATCAAATGCATATGATACTGTTTATAATGATATGATATTACGGATAATTTAGAATAATTTTATTTAGCATAGTAATAATAATACTAATATAATAAATAATATCATTCATTATAATATTTAATTGTTGATTGGAATTTTCATTAATGAAAGATTCAAAAAATAAATTTTCTATTTCTTTATTATAATTTACATATAAATCGTGATTTATGCGTGATTTAATATTAGAATTTAATTTAAATAATTTATTACATATTATCAAATAATGTAATTCATCTATATCTTCACAAATATTATTTAATTCTTTAATAATTTCTTTGATTTCTTTTATATCCATATTTCTATTATAATTGAATAAATAGTTTTATATATTCTTTTAAAGTATTTCTACAACTTAAGCATTTAGTTAAACGTGAATTATGATATTTCAGACTTTGCATTAAACATTCATTACAACATGTATGACCGCATGGAATTGCACACATATTAATTTCATTCTCGAAACAAATCGGACAAATATTTTTACTTGTTTTTTCTAATGGTATAATTTCTTTAGTGGTATTAATAAAAAGATTTCTATAAGCAAGTAATTTTATTTCTTGTTTTTCAATATCTTCAATTAATTTATTTTTTTTAATTGTATAATAATCTTTTATCCATTTATCCGCATATATTTTAAATAATTCAATATATTTTATTATATGTTCTGACATTTCATTAGTTTCTATATTTTCGGATGTTTCTCTGCACAATTGTATCATTGCATTCTGATGTTTATTATAAATATTACATTTATAATTAATTATGTCTTCTTTCTGTTTATCTAAATTAATACTTAATAATTTATTTTCATTTAATAATTTATTAAGATTTTTATAATCTTTTAATAATTTTTTTGCATCTATTGTATTATTCCAATCCTTTATATCATTATTATTAGTATTATTAGCATCAATAGTATTATAAATATTTAAATCATCATCAATAATATTATAATCAGTATCTACATTTTCATTTAATTCGTATGCTTCATTTATGGAAGTATAATTCATTATATAATAAATAAAAAATAAATAAAAAAATGATAATTTAACTTATAAATAATTAGATATATAAATAATGTCTTTGACTATTTCTAAGCAAGCATTAAAAAATAATTTATTGAATATTTATAATTTAAATGAAAAATATGACTTAATTTCTTTCTATAGAGTTTTAAGAATTCATAATGATAAGATTAGATTATATACAAATGATGTTATATATCAAAATTATATTACTGAATTATATAATATATTGGATGTATATATGTATGGTGATGGAGAACTAGATATCATAAGCAAAAATAAATGTTGCATTGCACTTCGCAAAGTTATCAAATATATAAAATAAACATTTGTTATATTTATAAAGCAAAAATAAATAAAACTGAAACTTTATATTTTTTTGTTATAATTATAATAATGAACGGAATTCCATTCAATCATTACATTGATATTAGTCAAATATCAATGCCAAAATATATATATATGGATGAAATATATGATTTTGACGAAATATTATTCAACATTTCGCAAAAGACAGAAGGAGACACAAGGAAACGAAAAAGAAGTATTAATGATTATGAGGAAGAACATAATAAAAGATAACTTCTAACTTCTTTGATATATATCTGAAAAAATTATTTTTTTGGATTTATAAAAAACTGATAAATTATTATATATTTTTTTATTATGGATGATAAAAAGCAATGCGTCATTAATAATATTAATTTCATAATTTCAAATTACTATAATAATAGAGATATAGAAACATTTTATAATCAATTATGTCAAATTGATGATGATATACATTTATATATTTCTGAAAATTTATATAGAGAATATAAAATAGAACATCGATGTATTTATTATGAGATTATTTATGGCGGTGATGAAGAAGATGCTGATATTGTTGTTAATGATTGTATTGTAATTTTAGAAAGAATAATAAATATAATTGTTCAAATATAATAGTAATATAATATAAAAAATGATATTAATTTTTGATATTAATATTTATACCATCTAATGGAAGATACCATTCTTAAAACGAGTAAAGAACTTATTGAGGCAATTAAAGAACTTCGTGTTAATTTTGAAGAAGATGAATGTTTAACGGTATTTTATCGTAGATTGTGTTCTTTGAAAGATGACATTAAGGCGAATATTTCTTCTGAATTGTATGATAAGTTCGATATTGAATATAAATGCGTTTACTATGAACATTTATTTGGAGATGGCACATTCTCTGAACATGTTGTTAAAGATTGCATGGATTGTTTGGATGAAATCATTGACACCCTTATTTTAAAGGATTGAGAATGATTAAATTATATGACAAAATTAATTTTTTGTCATTTTTATATTAATCATCTAAATCAGTATCATCAGAACTATTATAATTATCAATAATAATAGTTAATAATTTATCAAAAAAATTATGATATAGAACAATTGATGCCAATTCTGCATAATTTAATTTAGACCCAATAAAATCAAATTTAGAATTATAATAATATTTAAATAATTCAATAGCATTTTCTATCGAATTATTTGTATAATGATTAATAATATTCATATTTTGGTGAATAGTATTATCATCTGTATAAATTTCAATAAAATCTTCAAGAAATAAATTAAAATATATTATTCCATCATAACTATTATATTCTTTAACAAAATTATTAATAAATTTTAATTCATCAAAAATTATTGTTGACATTCTTTAAATGATATTATTAAATATTAAAAAGATATTTAAAGAAAGTTTGATATTGTCCTTAAATCATTATTAAATCATTAATGGTAGATGATAGAAATGAATATAATGATGCATATGCTAAATCTTTATAGAAAAGTTCTTTATTATTATAATCATTAAAATTAATATTTTTTATATTTTGATTAAATAATTTAATAGCATCATAAACGTCTCCTGCATAATGAATGATTATCTCTTGATTTTCACCAATAGTATTATTTGATGATACAATTATATTTATTTCAGTTTCTAATATTTTTTCATAATTTTCATTATTTGTTTTGAATTCATATAATAATAATTCAATCAATTCATTCTCATCAAATGAAGAAACCATGATAATGATAATAATGATATTAATCATCATTTTTTATAAAAAATGATTTTGAAATAAATAAAATAATAAGATGAAGATGGTTTCTTTGTTTGATGAAAATGAATTTATTAAATCAATTGTTTATGATGATAATGTTAATGGTAATGATTATGAGAAAGCATTATATGATAAATATTCAAATGAAATTATATTTGGTTCTAAAAAGGAAAAAGAGATTTATTCTAAATATGAAAAAACTTTCATAATAGATATAGATTTTAATGACCGTGTTATGATACAAATGTCTTTTAATGAAGATATTATATTTATTAATCATATTCCATCTTTATTTGATATATTACAATGTAAAGTGGATATTGAAAGAGAAAATGCATATTTAAGTGATGCAGATACAGATATTGAAATATAATATTTAAATAAAGATGATTATTAATTAAAAATGTATTAATATTTAAGTAAATACATAAAAAATGATAAGTAAATAGTAATTATTTATTATGACATATTCAACGATGGCATCCACTTTTGACGAAGCGACATTTATCTCTACTATCTTGAGAATTTGCCGCGAGGACTATTCGCTCAATACCACCACGATTTTTACGGAAAATTACATAAATGAAATTGGATTCAATACTGAAAAGGAGAAATCAATTTTACAAACACTTCGAAATAACTCAGGACCTGACGCACACATTTACGACGAATCATTATATTCATATTTACTTAACAAATTTGAATATGAATTGGACGATTGTTATGATAGTGAGGAAGATACTGATGAGGAGGAATGAATGTTTATTTTCTATAAGGGCAAAAACTAATAATTTTTGTTCTTGTTAAATATAAATGTAAATTTGTATTATTTTTTTTAATTTTATAGAAAAAATGAAACATTACTTTTAAAATTACTTTTGACTAAGTAAAATGTTTTTTAGAAGAGAAGTTCATTATATAACGTTTCTTTGCCTACTTTGATGATGCAAACTTAATGCATTGGTTGCGCAAATTTAACAATATATTGAGGATGTATCTTCGACAAATGTTTCCAGAAATTAAAGATAACTTTGATTGCTGGTTTTGGTCATTTAATTCTTATTTTTTATTTTAAAATATTTGTATTAATAATTAAGAATTTATAGAAAAAATGAAACTATGATTTTATAAAAATAATTATGACATATACAATGATGGCATCCAACACTTTTGACGAAGCAAAATATATTTCGGCAGCTCTTGAGAAGATTTACTATGACTATTCATCCAGAATTGACAGAATAATTCTTGACCATTATATGCTAGAGATTGGACATGATTTGGAGAAAGAAGCGTCTCTTTTAGAAAGTTATCGCAATGAGGGAAAGGCAACACATGGAACGTTATATGACATTCTTTACTTCAAAGTCAATAAAGCAATTGACGGCGAAGAAATGGAAAGTTATTACCAGATGGACCACCCTTCTTACATGAACTGATTTTCGAGACTTTATAAGAGCAAAAATGCAAATTTTTGTTCTTTTCTTATTATTATTATGATTATTATGATAAAAGGAAAAGAACAAAAATAAATGTTTTTTGTTCTATATAAAATCAACTGATGATATCTAGCCTATAAGCATTGGTTTAGTATCCGCCGCAAGCCAAATATCAGCAGCTCTATATAAAATATCATCTTCCTCTTCAACTTCCTCATCAAAGAAGTAGTTATTTGATTCAAGATATTCATATAATATTTTGCCACATAGCTTTTGCATAAACAATGAAGATTTCAAATCGTTTGATAGATTTTTATCAACAAACAATCGGATATCATTGATGATATCTTCATAATTTATATAATTTTTAGTGCGAAGAGTATAAACACAATTCAAAATGAAAACTTCTTGAGAAAACATAGATAAATATAAATACTTTTATTTCATTTTTATATATAGTTTCTTATAAATCAATACAAATTTTATATTAAAAACAAAAAACAAAAAATTAATTTTGCTTTTTATAATGATGATAAATTCAAGAGTTCTCATCATCGGTTTCCGCTTCGCTTTCATAATCAACCACCAGCTCTTTTTCAACCATCAAATACAGTTCATTATGAAGGTCTGATAATTCAGTTGGTGAAAGACTTCCTGCTACTTCGGGGACATCAATGATTTTATCAAAGTATTCATCGAAAACAATGGTAATATCATATTCATCAGCAGCTTTATATTCGGCGATGCAATCGGCAACAAACTTCTCTTTATTTAGATTAAGAGATGTCATATCAAATAGCATAATAGTAAAAGTAAAAGATTATTATCATTTTTATTTCAAAATTAGTAAAAATAAGACAAAAAAATATTTTTAATCATCAAAATTATCATCATAATAATTGATTTCTTCATCTGAATAATAAATTTCAGTTTCGGCATCACTAAAATAAAGTAATGTTTCTTCATCAATTGCATCAAGAAATTTAGAAAATAATTTAGGTTCTAATAATTTTTTGATATAATCATTATTATTATAAATTTTTTTTGAATTATCAATTTGTTTTTGTGTATAATAATTTAGAATAATATTATTGATATTATGGATATTATCAATATTATTAATTAAAATATTAAAATGTTTATTAAATAAAGATGTACAATAATCAAAATAATCAATAATATAATTACGTCCATCATATTCATTCATAATATTATTGATGAAATCATTTTCATTAAAATAGATAATATTAGTCATTTTATTTGATATTATTTTTTATTTTAATGTCATTTTTTTATTTAAGGAGATTTCAAAATTATCTTTAAATATAAAAATAATGTCATCGGGATTAGTATTATCCGAACTAATGAATGATAAAAAAGATATTGAAAATAATATTAATGATAATATTTATAATATTATTTATAAGAAATATTATAATAATAAATCAGATAAATATGAACAATTGCTTAAAAATAATTATAAAAGATTAAATATTATAAATGATAAGATAGATAATTATCGAACATTATGAGCTGTTGATTTATTATAGAAATATTTATTATAATAGTTATATAATATTATAATATGTGTGATAATTATAATAATATGAGATAATAAATGAAATGATATTATATTAGTTAACTTAGATATGAAATAACAGATAATTGCTAAATGAATTAAAATTAATACATATATATTTTTAATTTTATAAATATATGTCAAATCTATTAAATATCCAAAAACCATTACTGACCTATCAATAAATTTTGCAATAATTGACGTTGTTCCATGATTCCAAACACTAACAATAGGACCAATTATATATGTAATAAATATTATAAAAGGAGGTTGAAATATGAAGATTGCAAATGAATGAATAACTAACATTAAATAAGATGTTAAAAATAAATCAATATTAGCCATTTATTTATAAAAGTTTTAAATAATTATATAAATATTATATCTAATTTTTATTATATGTCATATTCAGTTAAAATAAATATGAAAGCTTTTAAATATATTCCATGTGAATTAAAAGAACAATATTATAATTCGATGTTAAATGATGTATATTATTTTTATAATAATATAAAACCGAATAATAATGAAAAAATAATTTGTATCGATGGAAACGAATTAAATTTATCTCGCAATAATCTTCTCCTAATACCTGAAAAATGATTTAAGGGTTTCTTGCAAATGTCTTTAAATCATTTTTCAGGTATTAGGGATAACATAATTATGTAAAATATTATTCTTTTTGCTTTTTACATCATATTTTGTTTTCTTATTTTTGTATTGTTGCATGTATTTATCATAAGTTGGTATTCCATGATTATCGATAGGTATTTTACGAGTAAATATTTTTTTAAATGTTAATGAATTATTTGATATTATTAATATTTCATCATGAAATTTAGATGTCTTATAATGTATCCATCCATCAATTGGTGCTATTCTATTATCACTAAAATATTTATTAACTGCTTTAAATAATTCAACTAATATATCATCTCCGTCTTTATCAGAATGCCTATTTATTTTTTTAGGAGGATTATCGAAATCATAATTATCATCGTAGTCATATGAACATGTTATATGTAAATAATATTTAAAATCATCTTTTAATTTATATGATATTTTTAATTTATCAATAAGATTAAATAACATTTGAATATTATCTAAATTGCCAATATCCAATAAATATAAATTTTTATTTGTTTCATATTCAATTGTAAAACCTATTTTTGGAATATAATATAATGGATATATATATTTAACTTGATTTGTAGGATTATAAATATCACTTAAATTAGGTAATGACGAATAAATAATTGTTGTATAATCTTTATCTAATCCATATATATCAGCCGTTTTTCGAGATGATAAAAAATAACTTCCTTTATGTCTTGAATCATAATATTTATAATATTCTTTTTTAACTATTTCATCATTTATTTTTATTTCCTTTATTTCTGATAACTCTGAACTATGAGATAATGCTTTTGATTTAAAATTTGTTTTTAATTTGTTAAAATCAAAATCAGTTCCTTGATATAATACTGTTTCCATTGGTATTATTGAAATATAAAATTTTTCATTAAACTCTGATTTATTTATTTTTTTTGTCATATATGGTTGCAATGATGATAATTGTTTTACACGTCTATCACTTGGAGAAGACATTATTATATATATCTATTATATAGCTTCATTTTTTATCTAATTCTAGTAATTAAAGTTGTTCTTGTATAGTATCATCTGATATTATTTTTAATTTAAGGACATTAATAAAAAATTATTTTTTAATATAATATTTATTAAATATAGAATATGCCAATAAAAAACAAATCATCAAAAAAACTATTAAAAAAAGGAGGAACTTTAATTCCTAAATTTATTAATACACCGTTAAATACAGATGCATCTAATCTATCAGATTTATTTAATAAAATAATAACTAAATTAGGAGCTAATAGTGAAACATTAAAGATTCGAATTTTTTTAGCTAAAATAAGCGAAAAAATACATGACGGAAAAACTATTTTTGATGATATAACTGAAATAGTTAATAATTACAAAAAAGATGGTATAAATTTTCAATCTGAGATATATAATTTATTTTTTAACTATAAATTATTTGATTTTGAAAATGAGCGACATTTTATTACAATAGATCCAACAATAATTCAAATAATGATATTTGAAAACGATATTGCAATTACGGATGATGAAAATAATGATATAGTTTATTCTTTAAAATTAATTATAAGAGATACACATGAATTAACTTTAAGATATACAACTCATTTATTTCCTAATAAATCAAAAACGAATGAATTAGAAGATTTAACTAATTTTAATAATTTTAATACGTCTTTAAATAATCAATATATTAATGAAAATTATGATGCAGAATTAAAAGATTTTTTAAAAAAATATATTAAATTTTATAATTTTTATAGAAAATGTTATACATTTAATGACAAAAAATTAATAGAATATCAATTAAAATATATAAGTATTTTAGGTAAAGCAAGATTTGCAGACCCAATTATTCAAGTAAGAACAGCAGTAGTAACTGATTATATAATGTCCAATTTATTATTTGCAAGTCCATCATATGCATTTATATCAGGAGGTTATAAAGGTTTTAAAGATAATAAATATGGCGTAACACGGTCAGGTTATGAAATTTCTAAAAGATATAATAGACCTATTTTAACAATTATGTGTGCAGAGGGTCTGCATGATGCTCATGAATATTCTGATGCTAAATTGATATATGGTGAACATTGGGGAGAAGATTCAATCGCATTATCACAATTAACAGATGGTGCAATAATTATTGCACCATTTGGAGGTTGGACATATATAGAATGTTTAACATTATTAGCAAATCAAAAAATAGTTGGAATTTATAATGATTTTTTTAATATTTTAAATTATAATCAAGATATAAAGAGTAATGAAAATGAAAATTCAAATTTTTTTAAATTTACTTTAACAGAGCAAAAAAATATTATTAATTATAATATTAATTATTATTTAATATTACTATATTTATTAAATAAACCAGGTGATGAAGATGTAACTATTAAAGATAAACAACAATTTACTGATTGTCTCAAATTGGGAGTACAATTATTATCAGTTTTAAAATTATTATTAGCAGATGCAATGAAATATTACCGCAACACAGTAGTAAAGATAGAAGAAGCTATATTTGAAAGAAATACTTATATAGACAATTTAAACAGCCTTAATTATTATGAGACAATAACTGATGAGATAGATAGATTAAAAAAAATGTTAGAAGAGTATAAAATAAGTTTTGGAGAGAATATTCAAATCATAATTGAAATTATAACAAATTTTAATACCTTAAAAACAATAATTCATGACCGTGTATTTCAAAATTTAGATAATATAAATAAATTATATAAAAGATTAAATCCTCGCTCAACATATCAAGATAAAATACCGGAAAAATGTGATGGTATTTGGATTAAACCATTATTTGATATATCTTCGAACATTATAGATATATCAAAAGTTGATATAATAAATGTTGATTTAAGTAAAAGTGTAGAAGATTTACGTGTTAAACTTGATGAATTTACTGTAATTTCTTCACTTAAAGAACAAGAAGGAAGAGATAGAAAAAGAGAAGGAGGTGACAAAAAAGGTAAAAGAGGAGGTACTTGCGCTACAAGTGGTTATGAAGCAAACTTACTTGCCTATATAAATAAAGTTGATATTAATATTGAATTATTATTAGAAAATTCTTTTTTCAACGATAAATTACATAATAATATAATATTTGTATTTTCAGATGTAATGTATTTAAATATATATTTAAATGAAAATTTAAATGCAAGTTCTTTTCAAGAACGCATACAAAATAAAATAAAAGCTTTATTAGAAAACAGCGAACTTAAAGATATAATAGCTAAAGAAAGAGAATATGAAGTTGTTTTATCTAGAAAAATTGATGGTACATTAGATGAAGAAACTAAAAGTATCAGTAATATAATAAAGATGAGACAAGACTATACTTTTAAAATAAATGATGATTGCAATAATTATACAAATTTAATTATTGATACATCGGAAAATATGAAAGACGTAGATGTAGATGCAATAATCGCTGATTCCGCTATGAAAGCTACACTTATAGAAAAATATAATAAAGTAAATGAAGTTGCAATAGGAAAGCAAAAACCTATAGTAACTAGAAGTCAATCTTTAAGAATTTTACCAACTAAAAGAGAAATTCCACCTGGATTAATTAAAGCACGTACAGAAAGACAACTTACTACAAAATCTTAATAGTAATTTTAAAAATATTATTAAGATTTTGATTCTTGATTGATGGTAATGAAAGTTGTATTAAATTAAATTTTTCAATATTTAATTTAATACATGCAAATTCTGTTATTATTTAGAAGATATCATAAAAAGCTTAATATGTCATTTAAAGACATTCATAAGATATATTTAAATCAATTTAGATTTGTATTAAAATTAAAGTATTTCTATAAAAAATGATATTATAATTTTATGATTATTTTTACCCTTTCAAACAAAAGATTATTTGATAGTGTCGCAAACTGAAATGTGTAGTTTCATTCGAGATTTTTCGATATTCCTGATTATTTGCACTATTTATACATATATCAATGGTGTTAATGTGTCAATTGGAGACGAAATAATTCGAAAGCTTTTATGGACATATTCATGCACGATGGTATATATTAATACGTGCACATGTGCAGTTCTCGTACTATTAGCAGCAATAATAATTCACTTAATTGATGATAGTTATTAGTTGTTAGAGGAAGAAGAACATATAAAAAGCAAAAAGATATAAAAGTCTTTTTGTTTTTTCTTCTATAAATATAAAAGGATTTAAAGAGATTAATAAGAATTCTTTAAATTGATTTAAATTAATAAAGTGCTTTTAATAATATTTTTAATTTCATTTTTTATATTTTTATAAATATTTTTATTGATACTTAAATCTAAATAATTAAAAGTTCTTATAAAATCATCTAAAACGATTTAAAGACATTTATAAGAAACCTTTAAATAACTTTAACATAGCAACAAATATTTTTATTATTTGAAGAATAACATATATTTTCATTTGCAGCATTTTTGAAATCATTAAATAATTTGGATTTATCATTTAAATTAGTATGAAAACATTTTTTAATACAAAATTTACTTTTTTTAGATGCAAAATCTTTTTTCCATTCTTTTTTTAGTAAAGGACAAGAATATCTGAGAGTTTTATTTTTGTGGATATATTTTTTTATAGAATAACTTGAATCATAAAAATATTCTTCATTATTATAATTTAAAACTACATTTACATGACCTGCTTTTTTCCAAGAATTATCAACATCAGAGAAATTTAAAATATAATCAATTGCATATTTTTGACCTTTATAAGATATAATATCAGTTGATTCATATGTTATTTTATCAACAATTTCTTTTATAGCTACTTTTATATTATCTATAATATAATAATCATTATCAATATCAATTAAAATAATATCTGGAATGGTATCATTATTTTCATAAGTATAAAATTTATTATAAGTTTTGATTAAATATAAACTATCAATATTCAAAAATTTATATAATACCTTTAAAAATAAATTATTATATCTATGCAAACCAACATTACCTAATTTTAAAAAATTATCAATAGTTAATGGTTTATAATTAACACCAGTTATTTTTTTGAATTTATCAATAGATATTGGTATTTCTTTATCAAATAAATTTATTTTAGTTTTATCATTTTTCACATAAAAATTATATAATTTTATATAATTATTAAATAAATCATTAAAATAATAATAATCATATGGATATATTTCTTTTAACTTGATAATATCATTGATAATATCATTCTTATCACTTCCTTTTTCTTTAAATTTTTGATTAATAATTTTTATTTTTTTAATAAAATATTTTTTTGTTAATAAATATTGCATTACATTTATATAATCTTTAATAAAAATATATTCTTTTGAATAATCATCTTTATTTGGATTATAATAATATTCATTTATTAGTTTTATCAAAAATTTTATTGGAGTTTCCTTTAAATATATATTAAGTTCATTTGTAGTTTTTTCATCAATTTCATCATATCTTTTACGAACTTCTGTAATTTCTTTAATAATGCGATAAATTAATGTTGTAAATATTTGCTTAGCTGATATGTTGGCTATTGGTTCATCTTTTTTATAATTATTTTTATTGAAATTAAATTTTTTAATTAATAATGCTTTATTTTTATCACTATAGCAAATGCCAACAATAAAAGAAATAAGCCAACATATACCAGTATATTGTGGTATTGTAAAATATCTTTTATCCGATGGTTTAATTTTATTAAATTTGCTTATTTTATTAATAAAATCGATAATATATGATTTTTGATTAGGTTTATTATTATAAATAATATTTTTAAATTTATAAAGTGTTTTTATAGTTATAGGTGAACTAATAGCAGCATAATATTTTATAAGGATTTTATGCATAATAAATGTAAATGTCGTATCTTTCTTATTTTTTATTATTTTACTTTTATTATTATTAAAAAAAATATATGAATATAAAATAATAATAGCAATTGTCATAACATCAATGAAATGATAATTAATATTAATATTATTTTCCAATTGAGAAATTTGAATTTTATCATAGTAATTATAAATAATATTCATATAATTTTTCAAAGTTTCAATAATATTATCATAATTTGTATTTGGTTTAAATTCAGATATATTTAAATAAATTGTATCTAAATATTTTTTAAATTTGTTTAATATTTTAACAACATCATTAATATTACTTTTAGAAACTTTTGAATATTTATTAAAATAATTATCATAATTAACCATAGTAATTAAATCTTTCCTACTTTATTTAAATAGATTTAAAGACATTTATAAGAAACCTTTATATAACTTTAACATAGCAGCATGTAATTTCATTATTAAACGTATAACACATACTTTCGGTATTTACATGTTTATAATCATTATGTATTTTGGATTTATGATTTAAATTAGTATGAAAACATTTTTTAATGCAAAATTTTGTTTTTTTAGATGAAACAAAATCTTTTTTCCATTCTTTTTTTAGTAAAGGACATGAATATCTGAGAGTTTTATTTTTATGAATATATTTTTTTATAAAATAACTTGAATCATACAAATATTCTTCATTATTATAATTTATAGCTACAATTATATGCCCTGAATTGTCCCATGAGTTATGTTGGTCAGAACCGTGTAAAATATAATCAATTGCATATTTATGACCCTTATAATATATAATATCAGTTGATTCGTATGTTATTTTATCAATAATCTCTTTAACATCTAGGCTTATATTATCTATAATATAATTATCATTATCAATACTAATTAGAATAATATCAGGAATAGTATTATTATTTTCACAAGTATAAAACTTATTTTTAGTTTTGATTAAGTATAAACAATTGATGTTTAAAAATTTATATAATGCCTTTAAAAATATATTATCATATGTAGCTAAACCAAAATCGCCTAATTTTTTATAATTATCAATAGTTAATGGTTTATAATTGATACCTGTTATTTTTTTAAATTTATTAATAGATATTGGTTTCATATTACGTAGTCTAAGAACAATTAGAAAATTGTCTAATATATATGAATTAAATAATTTTTTATAATTATCAAATAAATGATAAAAATAATAATAATCATATGGATATATTTCTTTTAACTTGATAATATCTTTTCTAATATCATTCTTATTAATTCCTTTTTCTTTAATTTTATTATTAATAATTTTTATTTTATTAATAAAATATTTTTTTGTTAAATTAAATTGCATTTCATTAATATAATCTTTAATAAAAATATATTCTTTTGAATAATCATCTTTATTTGGATTATAATAATATTCATTCATTAGTTTTATCAAAAATTTTATTGGAGTTTCTTTCAAATATATATTAAGTTCATTTATAGTTTTTCCATCAATTTCGTCATATCTTTTTCCATTTTCAGTAATTTCTTTAATAATACGATAAATTAATGTTGTAAATATTTGCTTAGCTGATAAATTAGCTATTGGTTCATCTTTTTTATAATTATTTTTATTGGAATTAAATTTTTTAATTAATAATTCTTTATTTTTATCACTATAGCAAATGCCAACAATAAACGCAATAAACCAACATATGCCTGTATATTGTGGTATTGTAAAATATCTTTTATCCGATGGTTTAATTTTATTAAATTTGCTTATTTTATTTATAAAATCGATAATATATGATTTTTGATTAGGTTTATTATTATAAATAATAATTTTAAATTTATAAAATGTTTTTTTATTTATAGGTGAACTAATAGCAGCATAATATTTTATAAGGATTTTATGCATAATAAATGTAAATGTCGTATCTTTCTTATTTTTTATTATTTTACTCTTATTATTGAAAAAAATATATGAATATAAAATTATAATGGCAATTGTCATAACATCAATGAATTGATAATTAATATTAATATTATTTTCCAATTCGGATATTTCGATTTTATCATAATAATTATAAATAATATTCATATAATTTTTCAAAGTTTCAATAATATTATCATAATTTGTATTTGGTTTAAATTCAGATATATTTAAATAAATTGTATCTAAATATTTTTTAAATTTGTTTAATATTTTAAGAACATCATTAATATTACTTTTAGAAACTTTCGAATATTTAGTAAAATAATTATCATAATTAACCATAGTAATTAAATCTTTCCTACTTTATTTAAATAAATAGATTTAAGGGTTTATTATAAATGACCTTAAATCAATATAAAAATAAATAAAAATGATTTTTTATAAAAAAGTTAATAATAATAATGCTTAATTATAGCAATATTGATATTTCATCAGGAACTCGCAGTCGCAATTGTGTTAATGGTAAAAGATGTATTATTTTATCAATCTTTATTATTATTGCAATCATGGGTGGATATTTATATCAAGAAGAGAAACAATTGAAAATATCAATTAAAAATAATTTGCGCAATCTAGAAGAGAATTTAACATCAGTATATATTGAAACATTTAGCGATTTCAATGTGAATATCAATGATAACTTTAAAGATACAATTGAAGATTTCAATGAAGATATAAATGATAACTTTAAAGAAACTATTGAAGATTTCAAGAAAGATATCAAGAAAGATATCAATGATAACTTTAAAGAAACTATTGAAGATTTCAAGAAAGATATCAATGATAACTTTAAAGATACTATTGAAAAACTAGAAATACCAATGAAAAAGAATAATAAATATGTTTCAACGATAAAAAATATTATGATTAAAAATAAAATTGATGAGATATTAATGGATACTCTTAATATTTATGGTAATTATAAATATAAAACTTATTATGAAAAAATAAGAGAAATTAATTTAAATTTTAAACATTGTTTTCCTGCTTCAAATATTTATACTATATTTGAATCATTAATTGACATTGATTATGAAAATAATATATTTTCATTCAATTATGACAATGAAACGGATACAGAAGAAAATGAATTAGATAATATTAATCCAACAAGCAAATTAGTTAAAATTATAAATGAAAATTTAAGTATTAATAATTATAGTTATTCACCTTGTGATAAAAATTTAATGATTTCATATGATAATTTTGAAAATATAAAATATTATAAAAATAAATTGAAATGCAATTTCGGAAGTTATTATGCAATTTATTCAGATAATGAAAGATATTATTTTAATTTTAAAAATGCCATGTATTATTCAACAATAAATTCAAATGAATGTTTAAATGCATATGATGAAGGCATAAATTTACCAACAAATAATTGGCACATCATTGGTAAATTATTACATAATGGAGTTGAAAGTATTGATTTGCCAATTATTAAACCAATCAAATTTATTTAAGGATTTCTTTAAGATTTCTTTAAATAGTTTTATAAGAGCCAAAGATATATTTTTTTGGTTTTTTACATAAATTAAAAAATTGAATATTTAAATAAAATTTTATTTAAATACTTATGTCATTAGGTTATATTTATATTCGAGATAATGAATGGTATATGCAAAACAATGTTTATAAAGTAGGTATAACAACTTCTATTAAAGATAGAAGCAATACTTATATAACTGGAGAAATATATAGAGGTTTTTATGTTAAAATTTATGAATTACATGTTAATCAAAGTGGATTGCATTTAATTGATAATTTAGTTACAGATAAGTTTAAAAAAGATTATAATATTTATTTTAATGGAGGAACTGAATTTTATGATAGAAAAATTATAAATATGATAGAACCATATTTGAATGAGCTAAATATAAAATTTATTTGTAAAACAGAAGATGAATTAAAAAGAATTAATCGTGAAAATAATGAAGATATTATCATTAATAATTATTTAAAATTAGTTTCTAAACTTTTAATTTTACAAGAAGAAAAAGATAAAATTATATTAAGAGATTATCAAATAAATGCGATTAATTATATTATAGCTGAGTTAAGAATAAATAATAAAATTTATTTATGTTTAGCAACCGGTGCAGGTAAATCGCAAATTGCATTTAATGTAATATCTGAAATGAAACCTTTAAATATCTTCATATTTTCACCAAGAATAACAATAAGAAAACAAAATATTGATAAAAAATATCTGAATATATTAAATAATTATGATTATAATATTTATAGTTATTGTTATCAATCTTATAAAAAAGTATATGATTTAATTATTAATGATGATATCAGAGATATTTTTATTTGGTTTGATGAAGCTCATTATACATTAGATAATTGGATTATGGATAATAATAATGATATTAAACAATTCTTTATGAATGATAACAATTATATTAAATACCGGTTATTTACTACTGCAAGTCCTAATAAAGAATTTGTTATAACTAATAAGAAAATTTATGGCGAATTATATGAACCAATCCGATTTAAGGAATTAATGAAAAATGATGTGAAATATTTGGCAGATATAGAAGTTGAAATATTTGATAAAGAAATAAATAAAGATGATGTTGAATTTAATAGTTTAATATTCAATACTTTCAATAAAAAAGGACAAGAAAGAAAATGTGGATTAAGTTTTCATAATAGTTGCAAAAGTGCATATTTATATTATTTACATCATTTTAAATCTTTTCAAGAAAAAAAAATTAATATCAAACCTTATATTTTAATTAATGAAGAATTTATTAAAAATGAAGAAACAATTGAAGAAACAAAAGAAGAAATAAAAGAAGATTTAAATGAAATTAAGAAGATTAAGAAAGAATTGGGAAAAGATATTATTTATTATAATGATATTAAAGAATTTGAATCAGATATTGGTAAAAATCAAAATTCAATTGGATATGTAGTTGCTAAATATTCAATGGGTTATGATAATAAAAACATAGATATCATTTATTTCACTGATTATAAATTATCTTATAAAGATATTATTCAATCAATTGGACGTGGAACAAGAATTAATGGAGATAAATATTTACGTATTATATTACCTACAAATAATAATAATGAAGTGGGAAAAGAATATAAGAAAATTGAGAATGTCCTTAAATATCTTTTATTAGATATAGAATTGGATTATGATAAAATCAAGAGTTTTATATTAAATAAGATTGAACCAAAATCTATATCAAGTTTAGATATTGATATTAATTCAGTTTCTGATAAATTTGAAATAATAGAAGATACTAATGAGAAATCAACTATAAATACGATGAAACATGATATAATAGTTAGAGAAAATCAATGGACGACGGCAAAAATAATAAATCAATTAAAATTTAATAATATTCATAATTTAGAAGATTATAATATTTATAAAGATTTGAATAAAAAATTAAACTTACCAAATATAAATGAATTATTGGAATATCAAAATTTCAATTTCAGAGATACTTATATAAATGAAGAAGAATGTCCATATTATTATAATAAATATGAATGTATAGAAATTATTAAAACTTATAAAAAAGAATTAAGAAAAATAAATAGAGATAATAAGAAATTGGAATATTTAGTAAGCGTTAATAACAAAATACCAAATATGAGTTTATGGTATTTTTATGGAGGTAAAAGAGATGAATATTATTGAAATAATTCTTTCATCATTATTTTATTATTTTCAATTGTTTTTTTAAGATTATTAATTATCTCTAAATTATTATCACAATATTCAATTATTTCTTCTTGTTTTTCAATTGATGGTATTGGTATTTTAAAATCTTCTATTTGTTCTTTTTTAATACCAGGTTGACCTGCTCCTGATTGTAAATCATATAATGATTTTTGAATAGATTTTAAATAATAATAAATATAATCTTTTAATATTATATCATTAATTTCATGTATATATATGCCATGATTTGATACAAATACTTTTAAATTATATTTACTAATATAACCAGCATATGCACCGTCTTTACTAATTATAATTGTATTTTCATCACAATTATACTCATTATGAAAACCAAATGGTTTTTGACCACCTCCAATAACAGGATATTCACCTTTTATTAATTTATCTTTTGTTATATTAGTACCATTTTTAAATTTGCAAACTTCACCAAAAGTTTTAATTTCAATATTAGGATTATATTTAACAATTTTCAATTTATAATTATTTAATTCAAATAATTTATTAATTTGATTATTGATATCTATATTTACATTTTCAATATTATTAAATATTTCAAGTCTATTATTAATATCTGAATTATTTAATAATAATTCAAATAATTTATTATTACTATATTCAAATAATTTATTTTTATTATCTAATCCATCTAAATATTCAATTATTTCTTCTTGTTTTTCAATTGTTGGTATTGGTATTTTAAAATCTTCTATTTGTTCTTTTTTAATACCAGGTTGACCTGCTCCTGATTGTAAATCATATAATGATTTTTGAATAGATTTTAAATAATAATAAATATAATCTTTTAATATTATATCATTAATTTCATGTATATATATGCCATGATTTGATACAAATACTTTTAAATTATATTTACTAATATAACCAGCATATGCACCGTCTTTACTAATTATAATTGTATTTTCATCACAATTATACTCATTATGAAAACCAAATGGTTTTTGACCACCTCCAATAACAGGATATTCACCTTTTATTAATTTATCTTTTGTTATATTAGTACCATTTTTAAATTTGCAAACTTCACCAAAAGTTTTAATTTCAATATCTTTATTTAATTCATAATTAATAATATCATCATTTTTAGTTTCTAATTCAAATGTATAATATTTATCTAAATCGGCAATTGCAATTAATTTAACTTCATTACAATTCTTATTAATTTCCATAAATTCAACATTTTTATGATTGTCTATTCCTTTTTGTTTTTTGAAAATAAGAACATTTGTTTTTATTTGTGTATATTCAAATGCTTTACTTTCAACAGCAATAATTTTTAACATTTTACAATTATCAATAATATATTTGCGTATATAAAATAATGATTTACTTGTAATTAATTCACCATCAGGGACAATAACAGCACAAATACCATTATCATTTAATGAATAAATAATATTCATAATAAATAAATTTACTCTATTATTACATTCAATCGGATATATATCCTCAAATTTAATATTAAAATTATCAGGTTTATTTTTATCAAATTTAGATTTTAATTCTTTATATTTTAATGATGAACCAAATGGAGGATTTGTAAAAATAACATCAAACTTTTTATTTTGAAATATAAATTTATTATTTGATAATGCACAACCTTTATTTAAATTCTCAAATAAACTATTAGTTGATAATATTAAAGAAGCAATAGCATATTTAATAGTATCTTTTGATATTTCACATCCATATATATTATCAATACTTATATTACTACAACTATTATATAATACACATAATAAACCAGCAGTTCCACAACAAGGGTCATAAATTGAAGGATTTTCTAATTCATCAACCATATTTTTAAATTGACATCCATATAAAATAGAATTAATTACTTTTTTAGGAGTAAAGAATTGACCAAGTTTTTTATTTTTAGATTTGCCTTCATATCCTGAATTAAAATATTCATAAATGCTAATAGTTGAAAAAGCTTTTATTGTAATATCATTTATAATAATTTTATCAAATTCATTAATAATTTTAATAATATTATTCTCTTCACTTTTGGTATTTAAAATAAAATCTTTATCTTCTGTAAAAATCAAAGGTAATAATTTACCTCTTACAACATCATCCATATAATCTTCATATTGACTATTAATATCATTGCCATCAGTAATTTTTTTAAGATTATTAATATTATCTAAAATTTCTAAATATTTATTATAATCTTTATTGGATATTAAAGATTGTATTTTATTAATAATAATATCTTTATTAGAAATATATAAATAATTCAAAACTTTTAATATAAATAATAATATAATATCATTTGATGCTTCATTACCTACAATTGAACCATTTGAATATAAATAATTATGGCAACATCTAATGCAACTTCTTAATTTACTTTCAATTTCTTTATATTCATCATTATTTTTCTTGTCTTCATCTGATAATGTCCATATAATCTCATTTTTATATTCAATATTTACGATTTCATCTTTAATTATTTCATCTTTAGTTATTTCATCTTTAGTTATTTCAATTTCTTTATCTAATTTTTTAATTTTAGAAATTAAAGTTGTTCTTGCATAATTCTTTTTAGTTTTAGCATTAAAATATTCAATGCTTTTTTCTTTGCATAATTCTATTAATTCATCGTCTGATAGTTTTTTATAATCCATAATAATAATGAATATCATTAATATTATTAAATCAATTTTTATTTATAAGAATAACCAAAAAATGATTTAAAGATTTCATTAAGATTTCTTTAAATAAATTTATATTAATAAAGTGCTTTTAATAATATTTTTAATTTCATTTTTAATATCTTTATAAATATTTTTATTGATACTTAAATCTAAATAATTTAATCTTGAATATATAAATTCGATTAAATCAATATCTTTAATTCTTTCTTCAATATTATTTTTTTTATTATTATAATATTCTGATAATTCATATGAATTTTTATTAATCAATTTATTTGATAATTGTTCTATATTTGTATATTTCCATTCTCCTTTTTCTCTAATTAAACATCTATTATTCTTTTCATATTTAATATTTTTATTTTCTGGAAAATTATCATTAAAATGTTTAAATTCTATATATTTTGGAACTATATTATTACCACTCTTTAATAATATATTCATTATATCTTCGAATGTTATATAATCTTTTCTTTCAGAACCATAATTATTAATTACAATATTATTATTGATAATAACTATATTATTATTAACTATATTATTATTAATAATATTATAATTATTATCGTTATTATAATGAATTAAACTTTTTGCTTTACAATTATTTCTTTTCATATGTGAAGATTTGCAAAATCTTGATGAAAATGTTAGCATGCATTTTGGACATGTTAATATACTTATTCCTTTACATTTTTCATCATGATTTAAAAAAGATTTTTTTGTTTTATAACTTTTATTGCATTTTTTGCATATATAAAGTTCATTTAACATTTTTTCAGTTTCATTTAACATTTTTTCATTTTCAATAATTAATTTATGTACTGTATTATGATGTCTTTTTAAATTATTTGTTCGATTTGTAATATATTCACAGTAATTACATTTATATTTTTGCTCATTCATTGTATTTATGGTTTATATTTTAATAGTTTCTTAATAAATTTATTATCATTTTTTTTAATTTTGCTTATTGCTCGCTTTGTCTTGATCAATTTATAATTTTTTATAAGGTTAAATTAAGCATTAATTAAAATTAGGTTTTTTATATTAAATATATAGAATATGATTCATGAAAACTTAAACATCTATTATTAAAAATATTGAAATTAAAAAAAATGATTTTATACTTTTTATAAATAAATATTAAAAAATAATGTCATCTATTATATTTAATTGCAAGTTTTGTTAATATAAAACAAAAAAGAAATATAATTTTAATAGACATCATAAAAATGTAATTAAAGAAGAAAATAAAGAATTTATATATTTATTACAAGATTTTGCAAATCTTCACATATGAAAAGAAATAATTGTAAAGCAAAAAGTATAGATGATTATATAAATGATTTTGGATTTGATGATAAACTAATCATATCCAATTAATTTTATCTTGATTATTTATAAGAAGTTCAATTAAGGTTATTAATAGAAATACAATCTCTTAATTTCATAAACATTATAATTAATTATAAATATAAAAAAAATATAGAAAATCAATTTTTTATATTTAAAGACATTCATAAGAAATCTTTATATTAAAAACAAAAAGAATGCAAGATATTCAGATGGTTAATCCGGTTATTATTAGAAGATATCATAAAAAACGTGATATGTCATTTCCTAAATTTATAATATCATTAGTTATGGTTTTAGCATTTGGAACTTATTTTTCCATTTATGCAACTAGTTTAAAGAAACTAATAATAACTCCTTAAATTAATAATAATATATTTAAAGACATTTATAAGAAACCTTTAAATCTATATTTTAGACATAAAAGTAGACATAAGGTTATGAGAATTTTTGATAAATAATTTATTTTCTTCTTTTGTTAATAAAGTTTTTACATTTATTAATTTTTCTAATTCAGAAATATAATAATTCATTTCTTTATATTTAGGATATGTTTTAGGTAATATATTTAAATTTATTTTTATAATATTTAAAAGATTTTTATATATATTTTTACAATTCTTTAATATACATTTATTATAATTATATAATAACTCGTTTTTACTTAGTTTATCTAATAATTTATCTTTTTTTTTTGATTTGTTCATTGTTATAGCTTGAATAATTGTAGTCATATAATCTTTGTCCTCCTCTAATTTATTTTTCAAAACTCCACACTTATTGGAATAACATGTTGCTAGTTCTGCAGTTTTTTTCATTAATTTGGATATATTTTGATTAAACTTTTTATTATCCATATCTATTATTAACAACTATTATTAAAATTGATTTAAGGGTTTCATATAAATGTCCTTAAATTAATAATAATAGATGTAAATTCGTGTAATTGTTCTGCATATACTTCATGTGCTGCATTGGGTATTATATATAATTTAGTATTTTTATTTCGATTATATGCAAATTTTATGCCTGATTTTATATCAAGCCATGTTTCTTTACCATAAATGATGAATAATGGTAATTCGGGATTATTTATTTGAAGTGGTTTTTTTGGATAAAAATAATTATCGATGATTGAGAAAAAACCAACATCTCCTGTTGAATTAATATTAATATAATATATATAATTAAATATTTTATTTTTATTTTTTTTTTTAAGATGTTTAGATATTTTACTGCATATATAATAACTAATAATAAACATAAAATAATAACTTACTGGTTGAAAAATTTTTAATAAATTGATAAAATTAAAGATTGGTAATTTTTGTATTATTGAATAATTATTTATTCTATTATCCGAAAAATTCCATGGTTCAACTAATATTAAAGCTTTTACATTATCAGGATATTTATTATAATAATTTGTAGAAACATAACATCCAAATGAATGGGCGCATATTATAATCGATTTCAAATTTAATTTAATTCTCCATGCTTCAATACTATCAACAAAAAGATTTTCAGATAAAATATAATCATTTGTAAATATTGGTTTTGATGATAAACCATATCCTATTAAATCAATTGCATATATATCATAAATATTATATAATTTTTCATATACACTAACAAATGTTCCTAATCCTGATGCAAAACCATGAATTATTACAAGAATAGGTCTGTCAATAGATTTTATATGAAGAGTATTAATATAATCATTATCATTATCATTATTATTATTATCTAAATATACTTTTGAGATGGTATATGGTATTTTTAATTCTTTCAATAATTCATTTTGATAATATTCCAATTTAATTTGGTTCATTAATTATATTTAAAGAAAATAATAATAAACCCTTAAATCTATATTTTTGACATTTTAGACGCAAGATTTCGAGAATTTTTAAGAAATAATTTATTTACTTCTTTTGTAAATACTTCTTTTGAATTCATTAATTTTTCTAATTCAGAAATTATATCATTCGCTTCTTTATATTCATGATTAGTTTTAGGTAATGTATTTATATTTATTTTCATAATATTTAAAAGATTTTTATATATATTTTTACAATTCTTTAATATACATCTATTATAATTATATAATACTTTGTTTTCATTTAGTTTATCTAATAATTTATCTTTTTTTTCCGATGGTTTCATGTTTTTATATTCAGTATTTAAAGCTAAATATTCTTTATCATCCATTAATTTTATTTTCAAAACTCCACAATTTTTAGAATAACATGCTGTTAGTTCACCAGTTGTTTTCATTAATTTCAATACATTTTCTTTAACATTGTCTTTATCCATATCTATCTATTATTAAGCAACGATTATTTAAAATAGATTTAAGGATTTCTTATTATTGTCTTTAAATCAATTTTAAATAATAGTTGCTTAATAATAGAGATGAATAAGAGTGAGGCATTTGACCTTAAAGAAATGTTCAGTATTGCTTTAAAGATGATGGAATGTTCAAAGAAACATTGCTCAAATCAAAAAAAGAAGCTTATGGCAAATAAAGAAACAGCTGATTTATATATGCGTTATACATTAGAACAAGATGCTGCAAAGAAAATGCAATTATTTAAAGAATTAAATAAAAAAAATATATTATATAAATATGATACATGTATAATTAAACATTGTAAAGTAATAATGAAAGAATTAATTGCAATCCTTAAAATTCAATTTGATAAACTACCAAAGAGTAATTCTAATTATGATAAAATAAATAAAATGATTTCTACAATAAATGACATAATAGATACTCCTCGCCAAATAAGTAAAAAACAATACGAAATATATATTAAAGATATGAATGAAATAACGTCTTCTATTAAATAGATATTAAATCTATTGTTTAGACATAGCAGTCATTAATTTCTCAATATTTTTAACATATATTTCATGTTGTTCTTTTGTTATATTTTTTAATTTATAAAAATTGTCTAATTCACCAATCATTTTATGTAATTTATCATAGTCCGGATGGCTTTTTGGTATTTTATTTAAAACTACTTTAATTATATTAAAAAATTTTTTAAATATTTTTTTACAATTATTTAATATACATTTATTATAATTATATAATAATTCATTTTTACTTATAGTATCTAATAATTTATCTTTCTTTTTCTCATTTTTCTCAGATTTATATTTAGCATCTATTGCAATAAATTTTTTATCATTCATCAATTTCATTTTTAAATCTGAACAATTTTTTGAAGAACATGCTTGAAGTTTAGATGTTTCCTGCATTAATTTATATAAGTCATTAAAAGCTTTCTTATCCATCTCTATTATTATAAAGATATTAAAATTGATTTAAAGACATTAATAAGAAACCCTTAAATCAATTTTTAATTACATAATAGAATTGGAAAGATTATTCATATCTCTTATATATTTTATATATTTTTTCTTATCAATTGTTTGTGGATTATCTACCAAATTATTTAATGAATTAACAATATTATGTAATTTTTTATAATTGGGATGGGTCTTTGGTATTTCTTCTACATGATTTTTAAATATGGTCATTAAATCTTTCATTCCGTTTTTGCAATTGATAAAGACGCATCTATCATATTCATAAATTATATTATTATCTTCATTTAATTTTGCTAATAATTTTATTTTTTTATTTGTATTTTTTTCTAAATTATATTGCATAAATAATGCTGCAGTTTCTTTATTATTCATTATTTTATCTTTTTTTTCTAAACAATGTTTTTTTGAACAATCCATTATTTCAAATGCTACTTTAAGTATTTTATTAAGCTGCAATTTATATTCTTTATCCATTTCTAATTATATACAATCATTATAAAAAGAGATTTAAGGGTTTCTTATTAATCTCTTTAAATCTATTTTAATCTATTTTAATATCTTTATAATAATAGAGATGGATAAAGAATTTGCTAAAAATTAACTGTTAAGTTGATTATGTGTTCTTCAAAAATGTGCAAAATAAATAAGTAAAGCTGATAAAAATAAACAAACTCATTTACACAACTAAAATTATTTGCTGAATTAAATAATTATACTGAAATGTATGAAGTTAATATTTGCATATTTAAAAATATATAAATCATTTGCTTCAATAGTTCCAAAAAGTAATCCAAGATATGATAAAATACATAATCTGATTAATCAATACAAAAAAATTATCTGAAAAATATTAATGAACTATTATAATTCAAAAAGATATTTAAAGACATTAATAAGAAACTCTTAAATCTTTTTCATCCATTTCTAAATTATGAATATAAAAAACAAAAATAATATTATTTTTGCTATATAAAAATAATAAAATTATCTTTTCATGAAAAGATATTTGACGGGACGCCATTTTTTCTTTTCACTACTATAATAAAGGCATTCATTCCATTCATTTACTGATTTCAAACCGATAATGCTTTGTGTGAAACTTTTCAATGTATAAAACTGCTCACCAGTATTAATTGAAGTTATGATTTCGCAATAATCAGAAACTTTATCATATGATGCACAATGATATACCTCATTTTTATAAACAGCCAACAGACGATGATTCTTATTTTTAATCAAATGTTTACCAAACATTGTTATATCGTAAATATTTTTATTAATAATTAAATCATTTTTTTATTTATCATAGAATCAACTATAACATTTTTATTAAATATTCATATAAATAAATATTAATTGTCAAGTATATTATTAAAAAAATGAATTGGAAATTTGAAAATGATTTTTATATAGATAATCAAGAAATGATTACTAAACATCAGTTAGCATTCAATCTAAACGCAATTTTAACAAATTATGTCAATACTAGAAATATTGAGAGATTATATAGAAAATTAAATAGGCATAGCAAAAATATCTCTTCCTACATTTCCAATGATATCTATATGGACTTTAAAATTGATATGAAACGCGTTTATGATGATATGATTAATGGCGAATATGATGAAACAATCATTAATGATTGCATCCAAAACACGCAAAAAATTGTCCTGAAGTTGCTCGTTTTCGCATAGAGATAATTAAAAGATATATAAGGCAAATTCATTTTTTGTCTTTATATCTTTTTAAATTTAAAAAAATGAAATAATAATTATAAATATTTTTTTATAATATTTTGATGGATTTAAAAATAACAATTCAAAGTATATATTTATATAATTTTGAAGAAAATGAAAAAAGATTAAAAGAAACAGATGGGAAATTTATAACTGATTACCAATTTGAAAAAGCAAAAGAAATTTATAAAGATTTTTATGATATTGATTGTGATAAAAAAATATTATCATTGATTGTTGCTGAAACTCAAATGGGAAAAACAGGAATTATACAAGCTTTAACATATGAATTTGTCAAAAATGATAATATTAATCCTTTAAATATATTTATTTTAACAGGTTTATCATCATGTGAATGGGTGAAACAGACTAAAGAACGATTTATTGATATAATTAGACCTAATATTTTTCATAGAAATACAATTGGAAAATTTGCTGAATCATTAAAAATATTGAAAGATATGATAATATTTTTAGATGAAGTTCATATTGCAACAGAACTTAAAAATGAAATTGGAAAAACCTTTTTAAATAGTGGTTTATTAAATATTGATAATTTAATTGAAAGAAATATTAAGATAATTCAAATATCTGCAACTCCTGATATTGCATTATCCGAATTATATAAATGGGATGAAACTAATTATAATGTTTCTATAATAAAATCACCTGATAATTATATTGGTATTCAAAAATTGCTAGATAATAATCAAATATTTGAATATAAATCTTTGACAGATATAAATAATGTTAAAGAAATTAAACAAACAATTCAGATTAAATATGGAAATAATTTCAAATATCATTTATTAAGAGTTCATACAAATACATGTGAAACTATTTATAATATTAATAATGTTTTTGATGATGATGATAAATTTTTAGTTAGAAATTATTTTATAGATAATGAAATTGATGCAACTGAAGATTTGAATGATTTATATTTAGATAATAAACCTAATAAACATACTATCATTATTATTAAAGAAAAAATAAGATGTTCATATACAATAAATAAAACTAATATTGGTATTTTATATGAAAGAAAAGCAGAAACTATTCAAAATGAAACAACAATTATTCAAGGGTTTTTAGGTCGTGCGTGTGGATATTATGATAATAGTAATAGAAATATAATTATTTATACAAATTTGGATAAAGTTGCAGCTTATATATTGAAAATTAAAATGGAACATGAAAAAATATTATATAAAATTAAAAATAATAAAAAAAATATTAATAATAAAGAAATCAATTATAATATTAAAAATTATATTTGCAATGAAAAAATAAAAACAAAAGCATATAATATTAAAGTAATTGATGATATACCTGATATTAAAAAAAATTTAATAAAAGGTATAACTCCTAATGTTAAATTTAATGAAGTATATAATGATAAAGAACTATATATAATATTAAAATCTAAAAATTATTTTGAAGAATTTATGCAATATGAAAAATGTGAAAAATATAAATTAACTTACAATAGTAAAATGAATGGATATACAAAACTTAAAGAAGCTATTAAAAATAAAACTTATATGGATTATACATATTTATATGCTCATAAATCATCTCAAATCAAATCTATTCAAGAAAATCAAAAATCAATTATTGTAATTGTTAATAGTATGCAAAATGAAATTTATCTACTACATTATTATAAAACTTAAAAAAGTTTATTTATATCTTTTTATTCTCATTTAAAGATGTATTCCATATATGATTAGATATATATACAGTTGCTAATGTATTTGCCATTGTTATTATAACTAGCTTATTGAAATTCATATTCATTCTTATGATATAAAGATTTATTTTTTGTCTTTATATATTTTTAATTATTTTTGTATTAATATTTGTAATAATAAATAAAAATTGATACTTCATAATTATTATAACATTCCTCATGCATTAAGGAACAATAGTTGGTGAATTTTATAATGATTTGAAAGTTTGAGAATGATCAAAGTATACATACTTAAAAATATGTATATGGGCTAAGAAATTAAAGGTTTAAACACCTGAGATGGAATCGCTGAAACCTAGATGAATAAAATACATTGGTTATTAGTTTCTTTTTGCAATTTTTTGTAATTTTCATATCTTTTTTTTTAAATTTGTATTAATATTTGTAATAATAAATAAAAATTGATAGTATTTATTAATTATAATATTCCCCATGCATTAAGGAACAATAGTTGGTGAATTTTATAATGATTTGAAAGTTTGAGAATGATCAAAGTATACATACTTAAAAATATGTATATGGGCTAAGATATTGAAGGTTTAAACACCTGAGATGGAATCGCTGAAACCTAGATGAATAAAATACATTGGTTATTAGTTTCTTTTTGCAATTTTTTGTAATTTCATATATATATCCATGAATAAATATCAATATTTTCATCATAACTAAGATATTTACTTGTTTTAACTTGATATTTATTATTATAATAACTAATTCCTGAACAATTGTTTTTTATACAATATTCTTTTGCTTCTTCATAATCATCATAACTATCATTATTGTCATTATTATCATCATTGTCATGATTATCAAAATAATAATGTTTAATAAGTTTTGATAATTTTTTTTTGTTTTTTATTTTTGTTAAATTTAATTTTAATTTATAATAATAATTTTCAAATATTAAATCATAATAATGATTAATTGTAAATATTGATATATCTTCGTATTTACATAAAATAATATGGGGCAAATATCTATTATTCCTATTTTCTTCAAAAAATGATTTAAGCAATTTCAAATTGTCTTTATATAAATTTAGATTAAGACAATAAACGCCATCGATATTTAAATTTAGCATAATTTGATATAATGTAGTTGTGTATATCATTTCATTTTTGCTCTCATAATCACTAATATTCATATTCAGTTTTATTGAATTTTTATTATTAACAAAAATATCTAAAAGATATTTAATTGGTTCAATAATTATTCCTTTTTTATTTTTATTATCATTTTCAGTGTTAATTCCTATGTCAATGAAGTCATAGAAAATCATTTAAATATAAAGAAATCTTTATAAAATCCTTAAATAAAAAAAATGATTAATTATAACAATCATAATAATCATTACATCAATACGTAAGATAATGACATATGTTTCGTATTATAGTTATATAATGTATTTCTGTCTTTATTTGTCTATAATGATAATTGGTTTTATGTTTGGAATACTTATTTACCATAATTCAATAGATGATAAAGATAATATTGACGAACCAATAATAAAACATTCAACGAATGATGAAATTATTAAAGTTATTAAGACAATGAAAAAAGATTTAATTATAAATAAAGATAAATATTCTTTTATTGAAATTAATGATATCATAAATATTATTATAGATATTTACATTAAACATAAATTTGAGTTTAAAAGTGATGATGATATTAATCATTTTATTGAAAATACAAGAAAAAATATTATTAAAGATGTTAAAATAAATTTACTTATCAATTATAAAAACGAACTTATAAATAAAATTATTATGGAAAAAAATTTACTTAATATTACTTTAACTATTAATGATTTAAGAAGTATTAAAGAAAATATTGAAAATCACAAAAAAGAAATTGATAATTTGTTTGAATTAGTAAATGAAATAAATATCATTGATATCCGAATTTGTAATGATTGAAAAATAATGAAATCATTTATAAAAAATGAATATTATTATATTATTTTTTTGAATAACTCTCAGATGTATATATATATTATATTAGTAATCATGAATATATTTATATCTGCAATTTGTATTATTAATATTATAAAAAATAAAAAAGACCAAGAACAATTATTAATAATAATTAGAAAAAAAGAAACAATTATTAAAGATATTGAAAAACAATATTATTCATCAAAATTATCAACAATTAGGCAAAATATTATAAATGCCCTAAAAATGCAGTTAGATGATAAAAATAAAATTATTGATGATTTAAAAATCAAAAATAATGAAATAAATAAATGTTCCATCTGTTTTAATAATCAAATTTCATATTGTTGTATTCCATGCGGTCATACATATTGTTATGATTGTATAAATAAAACAAATAATTGTTATATTTGTCGTGGTATCATTTCAAACAAACTTAAATTATATTTCTAATTATAAAAAAGGATTTAAAGAGATTTTAAAGATTTCTTTAAATCCTTTTTTATAATATTAAATATAATTAATGATAATACTATATTTATTTATAATATTAAATCAAATAATGCCTATTTTGTCTTTAATCAATATAAATATTGGTGCAACCGGATTACTTATTCCATATACCATTGGTGCATTGGGATATATCAAGAAAAATTTGAATATTTGTAATTATCATTTAACTGGTATTTCAGGTGGTTCTTTTGCATCTGTTATATATCATCTAGAAAATGATATGAGTAATCATGATAAATTATGGGATAAATATATTGGCAATGATAATGTTAATGTTAAAATAAATAAGAATTTAGAAGAATTTCTACATCTTATCAAATATAATATTATAAATAATTATAAAAATGTTAATGTTGATAATATTCCTATTTCAGTTGTCGTATCGAGAATTAATAATTTTGAAATTATTAATGAAAAAATAAATAAATTTAATAATCTAAATGAATTATTAGATATTTGTATTTGTAGTTCATATATTCCATATATTAGTGGCAAAACATTTTCCAAGAATTATAAGAATAATAATTATATCGATGGTGCAATATTTAGAAATTTACATCATTTTGATTGTATTGACAAATGCGAAAGAAGTATTTATATTCATAAAAATATGGCTAATAGAAATTTTGAGTATAAACATCTTTTTTATGTAGATAAAAATATTTCTAGAAAACTATTTAATTATGGCTGGATGGATTGTGAAAATCTTCATAAAAAATGATAATATTTTTATTATCATATTCAAGCATGATTTTAATGTCATATTCAATATTATCTCCGATAATTATAATCTATCTCTATAATTTCTATAATATTTTTGATATTTCATTAGTATATTATAATATTCAAATCATTTTTCATAATGTATCTTTCTTTATTTATGAAATTATAAATGTTTTCAAAAATGATGATTATAAACATTTGTGTTTATCTGAAAAAATAATTTCATCAATTTTCGTATCAATTTATATTATCATTTATATTTCTCTTAAATCTACTATCATTTTAATAGATTTAGCTTTATATTCATATTGTAGTCTTTTTATAGTTTTACCAATCAAAACTTTAATATTTATACTAAAAAGAATTAATAAACTTATTAGAGATTTTATATTAAATCATGACGAAGATAATAATGAATATGTGTATAGATATGAAAATATTATTACTGATACTTTACATAGTTATATTATAATTGTAATAATAATTATTAATAGTATTATTAGTATTATTAATATTATTTATACTATATTATCAATTATTACTAATGGTATTATTAGGATTACTAATGGTATTATTCGGATTACTAATGGTATTATTCGGATTAATAAAATAATTGAACAAAATAAAAAATTATTGTATATAAATGAAAATCAAAATAAAATTATAAATGATTTAGAAACATTGCATTATTCTCCAAAATTATTAGAAATTAGAAATAATATTATTAATGAACTTAAAAAAGAATTAGAAGAAAAAAATAAATGTTCTATTTGTTTCAATAATACCATCTCTCATTGTTGCAATCCATGCGGTCATACCTATTGCACTGATTGTATTAATAAAACCAATAATTGCTATATTTGCCGTGGCATTATTCGCAATAAGATTAAATTATATTTATAAAAAATGATATTTTTATTATTTTTTTTTAATTCATAAATAATGTATGAATTAATTGAATATGAAAATTTAACATTAACTCATAAGATAATTTTTTCAATTCTAATTATCTTATTATATTTAATATTACTTGATATAAATATCATTTTAAGCATATTATTATTATTTAGTATAAATATTAATACATATGAAAATTTAATGCTAGTTCCTATTAATTTTATTAGAAATTGTATTAATGCTAATAAAATTATTAAACAATATAAAAACTTATTATCAGTCATTGATAATCAAAATAAAATAATTGAAGAAAAAGATAAAATAATAGAAGAATTCGAAAAGCCTTATTATTCACGTAAAATGATTAAAACAAGAAATAAAATTATTAATGATCTCAAAATAGAATT